TCAGCTCCCCCGCCGCCCCGCCAGCATCGGCGCCTCGCCGAACGCCAGCCACCCTGCCCGCACCCCCAGCGCCTGCGCCATCGCCCACACGGTCTCCAGCGACGCCCCAGAGGTGCCCGCCTCGTAGCGCGCGACTGCCGGCCGTGTGACCCCCACCGCCTCCGCCAACGCCTCCTGCGTCTGCCCTGCGAACCCCCTCGCCTGCCTGAGCCGCGCCCCGAGGCCCGTGGGCCCCTCTGGTGTCGTGTCGTCCATCCGGCGAGAGTAACAGACACACACTCTTCGAGCAACGCGGCCGCGCCCTCGGCGCCGAACTCAAACACGCTAGGCAAACAGATATAAACAAGCCATGAATCGTCGCGCACGAGAGTAACCCACACACACGTCGTCCGTAGTGGTCAGCATGAACGACGAGACCACCGCCCTCCTGCAGAAGATCAGCGAGCTCCTCAACCCCGCCCCGGAGCTCGACGCCGAGTTTCTCCGGGCCGAGGCCCACCGGCTCCTCACCGCGGCGCTGGAGACGGCCTACGCCGACGGCCTCCAGGCGGGCCGCGACGAGGTCGAGGAGGCCATGGAGGCCGACTACGAGCCCGACATCAGCGACGACGGCTTCGACCCCTACCTCAACACCTACACCGACGACTGCTGAACCACAGGCGGGGGCTTCGGCCCCCGGGAGGATGCGACCATGAAGGCTTCCAACGACACCACGCCCAGCACCACCCCGATCACCGACGCCGTGCTGGCGGCGCTCGCCCCCACCCTGCCCGCGGAGATGCGGTGGCAGCTCGAAGGGTGGGCGGCGCACATCCGGCCCGCGCGCCACGCCAACCACGCGGCGAACTCGTGGGCGAAGCACCGCACGGCCTTCGGGTGCCTGCACCGCGAGGCCGAGCTCGTGACCGTGGCCCGCCTCGCCGACGCAGGGCTCTCGGCGCCCGCCGCGGTCGCGCTCCTGGCCGAGCGGGTGGGAGCCCGAGAGGTCAAGGCGGCCTGAGGCCCCCGCCTCCAAAGAGATTCCAAAGCCCTCCCAACGCGCTTCCAAAGCCCCTTGTCGGTGCGCTGCGGGGGGCACTTCCGATTTCACGACCTCGTTTGAGGCGCGATCTTGCGTGCCGCGTCAACGGCGCCGAAAGTGGCGCGGGTCGTTTCGGAGAAAAGAAGGCCTTCTTTGGGCCGCGCCGTCCCCAAATGACGAAAGCCCCCCGGAGTCACCCCGAGGGCCATCGTCTATCCGCCCTTGGGCCCGAGCCACCCGTCGGTCCACCGCTGCCACGTCCCGGCGCCGATATCCAGGGTCTCGTACGCCCCCCGCCAGGACTTGTCCGCCTGCACCCGCTCCACGGCCCCTCGCAGGGCCTCTGCGGCGTCACGCACGGCCTGGGCCTCCTCGGGGGTCACCCAGGGCGGCGGGTCGGTGGCGGCCACCGCGGCGAGCTCGGGGGCGATGGTGGCCCAGGTGACCCGCACGCGGCCGGTCACCGGGAGGCCTCGACCTCGACCGGGCGACCCTCCGCGTCGATGACGCGCGCCGAGCCGTCCCTGTAGCCGACCACGAACCCGCCCGGGTGGCGCGCGACCGACACCGGGCGCTCCTCGACGGGCAGGCCGTAGGTGGATTTCCACCGCCACACGGTAGCTCCAGACAGCAGCCAGTCGGCCTGCGGGACGCTCTCGTCGTCGATCGTCCACCCGCACTCGTCGGGGTCGAGCTTCAGGCCGATCTCGCAGGCGACAGACGAGATGGTGTGGACGGCCTGCGGGGCGATCCCGGCGCCACTCTCCACCGCGTGGTCGCCGCGGTCTTCGACGGACACCCGGATCTCATCGCCCACGGCAGCGACGATCTGGGTCAGGATGGCGGCCGGGGTCGGGGTCGCCTTCATCGGGACACCCGCTGCCACGAACGCCTTGACGCAGCGCTCCACCACCGCGGGAAGCGACCCGGAGCCGTGGATGGCGGGACCGAGTCCGCGGAGCGCCCGGGTCACCTCGCCGGCCGCTTCGTCGGCCCTCATCGACGCCACGTCGCGGCGGTTGCTGCTGATGATGCGGGTGCCCGCCACGAGCACGTCGAGGTCAAGGCCGCCGCTCTCCAGGAGGGCGATCTCGCGGTCGGAGCGCTCGATGCTGAGGTACTGGCGGACGGTGCGGGTGGAGTTCATGGTCGTCGTGCTCCGTGTCGGCCGCGTCCATCGCGGCGACAAAGAGACTATGCTACCTCTAGCGGTAGCGCGCAAGCCCCCGTCGCGGGGAGCATGACGGCCGTCATATCGGTCGGCCCAAATAGGTGCGGCCCGCAGCCCGTCGACACTCTGGTCGGGGGGTGCGGGCCGCTGGGGCGGTGGACCATGTCCTGCCGGGCCGAAGCCCTGCCCCTGCAAAAGGCCGATGTCTCTATGGGGTCTGCTGCGCCGCGCCCGAGGGTCGCGACTGCCCCGACGCTACCGCAGGCGCGTCCGGGTGTCCAGCTTGCGGCGGGGCCCAAAAGGCTAAGGCCCGCCCTCCTGCGCAGGAGATGCGGACCTTATGAGAGCTTGGAGGGTAGCTACTCCTCCCGCGTATCCCGCCGTTGCCGGGTGCTCCTGTGGGTGCCCCGACCCTACCCTGGCTCGCGCCCCGTGTCCACCCCTCGGCCGTCGTCGATGGGGGGCGGCTCAAATGCCCGTCAGACGCCCGTCAAATGCCCCACCGCAACCCCCCGCCGGTCGAGCTCCCGTGCCACCGGCCCGATGTCGGCCAGTGCCGCGAGGTCACCGCGCCGCAGTGCCGCCACCAGCGCGCGGTGCCGCGCCACCAGCGCCGCGGTCGACGCGCGTGTGGGCCACCAGACGACGGCCCAGCGGTCCCAGGCGGCGCGGAGGTGGGCGATCACGATCCGCCCCGGAGGGCCCGAGCGAACCCGGGGCCTCCGTCGAGGGCCGCAAGCTCCTTGGGGCTGAGGCGGTGCTCCTCGACGTGGATCACGGCACCGGGCTTCGACGTGACCTGCCACGCGGACAGGTTCTCGGCCGCCCGCTGCACAGCATCCTCCCCGACCTCGGCCACCGCGGCGTCGAGGGCCCGGTCGAGGGAGGCGTCGTCGAGGCCGAGGGCATCGAGGCCCGCAGGTCGGGGGGCGCTCACGACCCACCGCCCGGCGCGAGCGCCCGCAGCGTGGCGTCGTCGAGCTCGCCGGTCTCCGGGAGCCCCGCCCTGCGCTGCACGGCGCGGCACTCGGCGCGGGACTTCGGCCCCCACCGCCCATCGACCTCGACACCGAGGCGATGTTGCGCCCACAGGCGCAGGCTCGTACGCGCGAGCGAGTGATGCCCCGGCACGCTGGGGTGGTCGGCGTCGCGCTTGCCAGCGGCGCGGAGGTCGCGCATCAGCTTCGCGGAGATCGGGCCCTTGTAGCCTCCGAGGATGAGCTCAGAAAACCACTTGGGGTCGTTGCTCCAAAACGCGGCCCCGGCCTTGCGATACTTGGAGTAGGGCGCGGGCTCGCCGGGTTTCGGCACGAAGTGGACAACCCACTCCGCCACCGACTCAGCGAGCGACGGAAAGGCGCGGTAGAAGCACCACTCGGAGTCACCCGACGAGGCGTTGCCCGGCGACTTCCACCACGGGGGGCCGTCGGGCCCGTTGGCTGCGCGCCATGCGTCGGCGTGGGCCTTGGTGATCTTCCACCCGTAGGGGTTGTTGCAGTAGCAGTCGTCGCCGCGCGAGGCTTCGAGCATCGCGTTGCCGCACACCTCGGCGGCCTGGCGCGGCGTGCACCCGACCGCGATGCACGCGGCCATGACCGCGGGCGCGAAGACGCTCTCGGGCATCCCGCCGTCGTCGGCGATGGACAGCTCGTGCTTCGGGTCAAGCCACTTCGGCGGACCCTTGTACGGGGCTTTGTGTTTCGTGGTCATCGGATGCTCCCGGGGAAAGGGCTCGCGCCGCCGCTCTCAGTGCAAAGCGCGAGGCCCTCCACGACCTCGCACACCGTCACGCGTGACGGATGCCCCGCGCGGGCGCAGTCGAGGCCACGGCGCCACCGGCCGCGGATGCAGGTGTAGATGGTGTTGCTGCGGCACACTGAGGCGTAGGGCTCGCAGGGCGGTGGCCGTCGCCCGCGGCCGGGAGCGACGGTGGTGTGTCGCTGCTCGAGGATCGCGACGGGAGGGCCGAGGGTGGCCGCGAGGGCCAGCACGAGGGCGATCACGGTGTCCACCCCACGGACTCCAGCGCGGCGCGGGTCTCTGCGACCACACCCCCGAGGTCTTCGCCCGCGTCGATGGTGGCCTTGGCCGACGCGAGGATGCCCGAGGCAAGGGCCATGGCGTCGTCGTCGAGACCGTAACCGCGCAGCGACTCCAGGGCCCGCACGGTGGCGTAGCCGCTCGACACGCCCCGGAAGGCGACGGCGACGGCCATCCCCGCGGCGTAGCAGGGCGCCTCCCCCGCGGCCCGTGCCTCGGCGCCCACGAGGTAGGCGATACACCACGGCAGGCCCCCGCGGGCGATCTGCCCGGCGTGCCCGAGCTCGTGCCGCACCGTCTCCAGGAGGCGCAGCGGGTCAGACCACACCGCGGGCGACAGGGAGATGACCGTGCGGTCGGCGCCGACGGCAGCAACGGCCGCGGCGAGGATGGGCCCCACCACCGGCACGGCCGCCAGGGCCGCGAGGGCGGGCCCGGCCCCGGGCAGGGTGACGGAGACGTACTCCGCGACGTGGTCGCGCGACCAGGCCGAGCGCCCCCCGATGCGCGACGCGAGGGCGACGCCCGCGACGATCACGTCTCGCAGCGCGTGGTCGGGCGGCAGAAGGGTGACGCCCGCAAGGCGGCACATGCGCTCGGCCGCGGCACGGGCCTGCTCCAGCGTGGGGGCCTTCACGGTGACACCACCTGACTCGACGCGCAGTGCGCGATGCCGTCGGGCGACACCTCGCAGACGTCGGCGCAGCGCCGCCGGGTGCCGTCATCCTGCGGCGGCATCGCAGGCCACCACCGGCCCGCGCGCGAGCAGACCTCGGGGGCGCCGTCGTGGCATCGCTGGGTGTCGGCGGCGCAGGCCACGCGGGGGGACTGCGTGTCGAGAACGGCCTCTCGCGCACGCGGGCAGCCCTGGAGCGCGAGCCCCACGAAGCCCAGGGCCAGGAGCCCCACGAAGCCCGCGAGAGCCAGCGCGGGGGCAGTCGCACACCCCGACTCGCCCGAGCGCCCTGGAGGGGCTGCGGGGGGCGGTGCTGAGCGTGCCGCAGCGTGGGCCCGCAGCACGACGCTGACCGCGCGCCACACGTCGGGCGAGAGCGCGCCGAGGGTCTCCACCGCGGCGTGTACCCGCGGGGATCGGGCGCGCACACGGGGGCCGACGGCGGTCCACAGGACGCGCGCGAGGGTGGTCAGGGCGGCGAGCACGAGGGCCAGCGAGGCGGCGTGCGCGTCCCACCATGTGAGGATGGATGCGAGGGTCATGGGGTGTCCTGGGGTGGAGGCGGGGGTTGCGAAGGTCGAGCGAGGCGCCGCGCTGCACGCTCGCCGTGGGCGCGCGCGAGGGGGCGCAGGTATTCGAGCGCGAGGCCGACGAGGAGCGACGCGAGGGCGCCGAGGGCGATCGCCGGGCCGCGAGAGATGAGCGTGTCGGCCACCCCGGACGCGACGCCGCCCACGCCCATGAGGGTGAGCAGGCGCACGCCGAGGGGGAGGTCGTCGGTGTCGGGCGGGGTCACGCCACACGCTCCACGACCGCGCCCGCGGGGATCGTCCCTGCGTCCGTGGTGCTGGCGCGAGCGCCCCCGCTCGTGCGGTAGAAGTAGGTCGTGACGGCCGCGCCCGAGGGCAGCGGGTAGCCCCGGCGAGGCGGTGGGCGTCGCCCGCCAGCGGCGAGGACAGGTGCAGGAGGCACGAGCCCGGCGAGGTAGGTGCTCATGGCGCCCTCAGCTCAGCGCCGGTGCGCTGGAGTCCCACGGGAGCCACATGCCCGCGGCGTAGAGCCAGTAGGCCGTGGTGCCATCGAGGGTGTCGCCGTTGGCCCTGCCCTGCACCGTCGCCCAGCGCAGGGTCGACGTAAAACCACACCAACCCGTGCTCGTGCTGGGGGTGCCCCAGCGACCTACGGGGATGGGGATGGGCACCTCGCGGAGATTGCTCGGGAGCGCCCCCATGCTGGCCCCCGAGGGCGGCGAAGCGAAGGTGCCGCCACCGGCGATCAGGGCAAACAGCGAAACTTGCTGGTTGCTGCTCGCGGGCCCAAAGCGCTTGTAAACAAGCAGCGGCCCCGACTGCCCCGACTCATTGCCCGCGGCGTACACGGTGAGGCCCGTCGGGTCGTAGTACCCGATCCACAGGTACGGGTCGGTGTCGGCAGGGTCCGCCGAGGTGAGCGGCTCATCCATGATGAGCGTGCGGACATTGCCGCCGCCCGTGGCCATCACCATGAGCCGCCAGCCGAAGTCGTCGGCGTCATCGGCGCTGATAAACAGCCGCCCCGGGGTCCCGGAGAAGGCCGCGACCGCACTGAAAAGCGCCGTGGCATCCGTCGCCGTGGGCAGCGTGGTCGCCGCAGGCGAGCCGCCGATGAACCCCGCTGCGCTGCGGTTGATGGTCCACGCGGCATCGCTCGCGTTGCGCTGGAAAAGCCACTCGCGCGAGCTGTCCGACGCGCGCACGGTGAACCATGCCGAGGTGTTGCCGAGGTTGCCCGCGCCCGATGCGCCTGACCCGTAGGGGTTGGACGCGAGCGGCGCTCCTGTCGCGTCGGTGTACGTGGTCGCGTCCGACCATCGCGTGACGCGCCAACCAGCGGCGAGGAGCAGAGTGAGGAGTGCGTGGATCGCGACGGCGCCCGATGCGGGCGTGGAGACGTGTGTGGTGGTGGCCATGGTGGTCAGCTCCCGATGAGAGAAACGCCAGAAAACAAGGCGTAGTCGTTGTCGCCGCCGCCCGACTTGCGCACCCGCAGCTCGTACAAACGCGCCGTCCCCGGCACCGTCACCGACGCGGTCTTGCGGGTCGCCGCGGTCTCGGTCCATGCGAGCGTCGCGACCACGGCCGCGGCGGTGAGGTCGTACAGGTCGAGCGTCCCGGTGACGCCGCTCACCACCAGCCCGATGGCCTCCAGCGTCAGCGTCGTGAGCCCCGCGGGGTCCACGTAGGCGTACCCGGCAACGGTGTCCGAGCCGAGCACGGTGGACGCGACGCCGGCGAGGAGGGGGATGCGCCGTGTCGGCGCTGCCCACACAGGCACGCCCGCCACCACCGTCAAGGCGCTGCCCTCCGCGCCTGCCCCGAAGCGCTCCGGGGCGCCCGCCGCGCCGCCGCGGATAAGGTCGCCAGCGGTGATCATCGGGTTTGCCATCCCCGACGCAGCGAGCGTCTCCGGCGTCCACAGCCCCCCGCCCGCATCCCACACCAGCACCTGGTTGTCGGTGGGCGCGGTGGAGCTGATCCGCTGCCCTCGCAGGTAACCCGCGTCGGCGAGGTACCCGGGCTCGGGCGAGTAGACGCGCGAGGAGTCGGGCGCGAGGCCCGTGGCGCGGGTGGTGGCGACCGTCCAGGTGAGGCCCGTGGCCGTGACGGCGCCGTCGGCGTAGACCGCGCGGTAGAGGGCCCACGAGCTCGACTCGTCGAGGGGGAGCTGCACCCGCTCCCAGGTGGCCCCGGCGTCGTCCGAGCGCCACAGGTAGGGCGCTGCGGAGGTGGTGGCGACCCAGACGCCGTCGGCGTAGGTCACGTCGGTGAGCGCCGCGCCGACCGCGGTCGCCAGCGCCACCGCGGCCCATGTCTCGCCGCCGTCGTCGCTGCGCCAGATGAGGGACGCGGCGAGGGGCGTGCCGCTCGCATCGAGCGATGCCCACGCGAGGCAGGTGCCACCGCCCGTGCGCAGGTGGATGGTGCCCGTCGTCGGTGCGGTCGGGAGCGTCTGGCGCTGGGTGATGCCGGTGCTACCACCGTCCTCCGTCGGCACGAAGGTGTACGTGTCGCCTTTGGACCCGACGATGACGTACCTGGAGCGCGTCGCATCCCAGGCGATCCCCGTGCCAACGGAAGACGCGACGAAGGTGAAGCCCGACTCAACAGGCCACGTCTGTCCGCCGTTGCGAGAGCGATACCGAGCTGTCGCCCCACCGGACACGGTGAGTGCCCACGCCTCGCTCGTGCCGTCGTACGCCACGGCCACGACGTCGGCGAGGTTGCCAACGCTGTCGGTGCAGGTGGTCCAGTAGGCATCGTCTGCGACAGAGATCGCAGACGGCCCCCCGCCAAGCTCTGTCTGCCACGCCCGCGTATCCACGGTGTGCGTACCCCACACCATGCAGCGATCGCCGAGCATCACGACGCCGCGCAGGGCCGTGCACCCGTTGGGGATCGTGCGCGTGACCCACTCGCGCCCCGTGCGCGATACCGCGATGGCGGCGGCGCCGGTGATCGCACCGACGGCGACGTAGCGGTAGCGCGCAGCCGCGGCGCGCGAGTCGTCGGTGTCGACGGCGAGACCCGTGACGCTGGTGAACACCGGCGCCGAGCCACCGTGTGCAGTGCGTGTCCACGAGCCCCAGCCGGGCCCGGCGAGGTAATCGACCCAGGCCGACGAAAAGTGGAGCTGGTAGTTGATCCACTCCGCAGGCGGGCGAGTGCCGGTTGCAAAACCCGCCTTGGCAAAGCTCGAAGGGGGCTCAACCAGCGCACCCGCGGGAGGATCGTAGGCCCATCGAGACAAACGTGTTGGTCGCTCTGCCATCGCTACTCCACCACCCCAGCCATGAGTCCACCGGCGGCCTGTGTGCCGTCACTCCATCCGTGATCCACGTCGGCCTCGGGCACCTCGGGGTCCGTCCCGAACAAAAAAGCGTCGCCGTCCGCGGGCACCACCACCTGGAGCCGCACGCCACCCGCCCGCGTCGCCCGCGCGATCTGCTGCACCGCCTCAGGTGAGGTCAGGAGCGCGTCGGTGGGCGTCACCAGGAGGCCCGCAGGCAGGTCCTCAACGACTGTCCATGCCGCGGCGTCATCGTCGCCCGCGAGGATCGTCATCACGGCCTCGATGTCGCCGATGTTCCCGCTCGACCGAAGGGCGCGAATCCACGCCCGCAACGCCACCCGGTACCGCGCGTCGGTGATCTGCGTCGCGTCGGTGCGGCGCAGCCCTACCAGCTCACCAATGCCCGTCAGGGCGTCGTCTGAGGAGCCGTCGATGTCCAGGTCGACGAGGGGGAAGGCGGCGTCTTCGAGCGCCTGGACGCCCCCGAGGAGCGCCGCCGTGAGGGCCTCCACGCGCGGGCGCTTGAGCACGTCAGGCAGGAGGGCCACCCCGCCCGCAACGTGGTCGGTCACCTGCACGATCTCGGCGACGGCGTCGGGCTCGGGCTCGGGCTCGATCATCGCACCGTCACCGTGACCCGCGAGGTGTCGAACACGCAGCGAGCCCGCGGGGTCGGCGTGTAGTTCGTCCGGGCCTGCGTGTAGAAGGTGCTCAGCACGCCGATCCACACGTAGGCGTCGATCACCCCGGGCAGGGCTCGAACAGCCAGCACGAGGTCGGAAATCAGCGCGGTCTCACCCCCGCGGTACGACGCGGTTGCCGCGACGATGGCGGCCTTTACCGCGGCCTCGCCCTCGTACGCGGCGGGGTCGATCTCGACCTCCACGGTGGCGTACATGAGCAGAGACGTGGGCCGGGAGAAGCTCGCCGTGCGGCTCACTCCGCGGGCGTCGGTGAAGGTGCCGCTGGTGCTGCCGTAGCTCGCGATGCCCGCGGCTTTCGCAGCCCACACAGCGCGCGCGACGGCCTCGTCAGTGCCTCCGAGCGCCAGCACCTCCACGGAGTGCGGGGGGCGCCCTTCGGCGTCGACAAAGTCCGTGTCATTCTCCCACACGGTCACCTGTGTGACGCCCGACACCTCAGCCACCTGGGCGGCGATCGCCTCGACAGGAGACGACGCCGATCGTTGGAGGCTCTGTGCGCGACGCACCCGCAGAGGCGCGTCAGTCTCGGCCTCGGTGCCCGGCGTGGCATCGAGAATGTTGGTGACGAAGGTCCACCCCGACACGGGGGTGGCGATGGTGGTGATGGTCCCCGCCGGCGCCAGGGCCCGCCCGGCGAGAAGCGCCTCCGCTTCGACGTTGTAGAGGGCCGAGCCGACCCCGACCCCGGTGACCGTTGCCGTGGTCACCCAGACGTTGGTGGGGTCGCCTGCAACATGGGCGCGCGATCCGGCCGGGAGCGACGTGGTGTTGGTGAGGGCCACGCGCAGGGCGACGGTGCCCTTCGTGGCGGGGTTGCGGGGGATGCCGGGCGACACCTCGCAGAGCGCTTCGAGCGCACCGCCCGAGGCCCCGGACGGGGTGCGTGCTGCGTAGACAGCCCCAACGAGCTCCCACAGCTCACCGAGCTTCGTGGCCTGCACCGCCACGAGCTCACCGAGCACGCTCTCCGCGGACACGTCCACGTCGGCCCCGAGGCGCTCGCGCAGGTCGGTGACGATCTCGTCGCGAATCTCGGCGACGGTCTTGGGGACCCATCCGGTGGCCTCAAGCCCGCTCATGCCGCCGCCACGAAGTCCGCGACCGTGAGCACATCGCCCGTCTCCGCGGTGACCGCGAAGGCGAGGGTGGCGCGGCGCTGGGTGTCGACCGTGAGCCGGAGGCTGTCGAGGCTACGCACACCGGGGCAGGTGGAGACCGCCCGGCGGTAGACGCTCTCGGCGACCGCACGGCCCGAGGCCCTGTTGAAGATCTGCGAGAAGAGGGGCATCCCCACGGTGCGGTCGAGCACGTACTCCCCCGCGACGAGACAGAGCCGCAGGCGCAGCTTCTGGCGCAGCGCATCGGCGCCGGTGACCATCGACGCCGCACGCACGCTGCCCACGGTCGTCAGGGCCAGGTCACCGTCTGTGGGGTCGAGGGCCAGGTCACGCACCTCCGGAGCGTGCGCGGGTGCGAGCGGTGAAGGCTACCCGGTGCTGGCACGCTGATGCGGCCAGCGAGAGGTGAGGTCAGTTGGGTTTGATGGGAAGGGCGAGCTGCCCCTGGCGGCCCTTCAGTGCCTCCGCCCGCAGGGCGATGGCCTCGTCGAGCCACATGGCGACCTGGCGCTGGGCCACGTCGAGGAGACGACGGGGCAACATCGACCACCGGGAGCCGGGGCCCGCGTGGCCGAGGAGGGCCCGCAGACGATTCTCGAAGCGCCGCCGCACCGACCGGGGCCCTTTCGAGGGCGTGGCCGAGAGGGTGGCGATCTGGCCGAGGGGTCGGAGGATCTCGGCGAGGGCCACCGTCTCCCCGACGACCCCCGTGGAGACCTCGGCCCGCAGGGTGGACACCTCAGCAGAGAGAGCCTTCACCTGCTCGACCAGGGTCGGCACGAGGGCGAGGGTCTGAGCCACGGCGAGGGCATGGTGGAGTCGGCCGGGGCGGGTGCCACGGGACGACGGTCGAGCACGGCCTCGAACACCTGGGCCATCGCCTCGGTGAGAGCCCATGCCCGGTCACCCTCGGCCTGGGTGGCGACCAGGAGGGACTGCTCACGGGTGAGCCACGCTTCGGTGACGGTCACCTCGCGAATGCCTTTGCCAGAGCGGCCCGCGGAATAGCGCGCCACCGTGGCGCGCCATTCAACACCCCTCAGCTTGCCCTCGGCCTCCATGCGCTAGAGGAGCTTGCGAATGTCGCGGGGGCGCTCGTACCCGAACCATCCCGCGAGGTCGAGGTCCCTCACCCGGGGCTTGTCGGCCGTGCCAGTGAAGGTCAGCTCGACCCCCTCCACCCGCACGAGGGCGGTACCGTCGGCGTGACGCTCCACGACGGGGTTGCAGGCGTCGGCGCGATTGTGCATGGTTTCGTTCGTCATCGTTGCTCCGATGGCCAGGGCCCCGGGCGGTTGCACGCTGCGGGGCCTGCCTATTTGGGCGACGCGCCGGAGGGCGCCGCGAGGGAGGTCTGAGACTGCGTCGGGGCGAGGAGGAGGGGCACCCGCTTGTGGCACACTGATCCGGCCAACTCGGGGCGAGGAGGAGGCTCAGCGGCCGGAGTGCAGGCGGAGGACGCCCATGGCGCAGGCGTTGTGAATCCATGCGGAGAGCGCGTGTCCCGCCACATCCTCCGCCTTCCACGAGGCGCGGGAGAGGTCGGTGAGTGCAGCGACTTCACCCGCGGTCAGCTCGACGACGATGTCCCAGTACTGCGCGCCGTTGCGGATGCGGGTAGCGCTGCCCAGGCGCTGCGACAGCGGGGGCAACGACGGGGGTGCAGGGCGGTCGATGAAACCCGCGGGGGCCTTGGGTGCGGGCAACTTGCGCTCGTGCGCCTTGACCGGCACCGCGGCAACCAGGTGCCGTCGCACCGCCATGTAGACCGCGATCATCTCGTCGAGGATGGCCTCGGCCACCTGGGTCTCCGACCGGGCGATGAGCTTGAGCAGCTCGGCCTCGGTCAGCCAGTACTCGGTGACCTTGACCTCGCGGGTGCCACCCTTCGGCATCGACGTGCGTGCCACGGTGGAACGCACGTAGGGAGCCTTGTTTCCAGGCCAAACGCGCTTGATGAGCTTCCGTACCATCCGGGGCTCGGCGTACCCCAACCGCGTCGCCGCATCGATGTCCCTGATGCGAGGTTCGCCATCGGGCATGTTCTCCCAGATGGAGAACTCCCAGCCCTGGGCGGAGGGGGTGAGAACGCGGCGGGTCTGCTCGGTGCGGGTCTCGACGGTGATCGTGGGCGTGGACATGCGGGCCTCCCTGCCCGCAGGGATGGTGCGGGCGTGGGAGGAAGCCTAGACAAACAAACTAGGCTTGTCAAACAGCCTATCCTCGGCGGCTTCCGGGCGAGACTGCTCCGCGCGTCTTGGCGGCCTCGTACTCCTCGACGAGCCCGAGCACCTTGATCGACCGAAGCACCGCCGACGGGTCACCCATCTCGAGCGCTTCGGCAGTCACCGTGAGGTTCCAACCGCACTCCTTCAGCGTCGCCAGCAGGAGGCCCCGCTGTGCTGCCTCCCCCGCCAGGGTGAGCTTGCTCTTGCGGCGCCCGGCAGGGGCCACGGCGGGCTTCGCGGGTGGCTTCCTGGCGGTCTTCGCAGCAGGCTTGGTGGGCTTCGCAGCAACCATCACGCCTCCCATGCTTGTTGCGAAAGCTTCATCTTGACGACCTCTGCGACACCGCCGACAACCACCAGAACGGCGACCGCGTCGTCGAGCCCTGGCCCTGCGAGCCTGAGCGCAAGCTCTGCCTGCTTGGTCGCGGCCGCGAACAGCGCTGCCTGTTTGCGAGTGCCCACTCGCACCATCGAGCCGTCCGGCTCGGCTTTGTCGCTCAACCCGTTGGCGCGCACGTAGTCTGGGCCCAGGAGCACCACGGCGATGCCTTCGATCGGGATGCCTTCGGCCTGCTGAAGCTCTACACTGCGGCAGATTCCTGCCCGGTGTACGAGCAGCAGCTCCTGCATCTCGTCCGTGATTACCCTCGGGGCGGGCTTGGTGGTCTTCGGGGTGGCCATCGTCGCGAGCATCGTAGTCCCTCCGGCGGGGTCGTTGCGAGCATATGCACGCCGAAGGGCAGGCGCACCGTGTCGCGGGCTGCGAGGCCAGGGCCAACCCAGAGCGCAAGGCGCCGAGCGACATCACCAGCCGCGCCGGAGCGCGTGGGGCGTGCGGTGGAGGGGGTCATGGGGGCCGAGGGAGGCGGGGGCGCAGAGACGGGGCGGAGACGGGGAAGCGAAGGGGCTGTGCGCGTCAGAGTTCGATCTGACGCTTCTCCAGCAGGTCCCGCAGAAACTTCACACGACGTTGGTACGCCATCAGGATCTTAAGGCAGACGAACGGCATCCTGTGTGCGTCACGAATACGCGTGTAACAAGATGGCCAGATCGCACGGCCCAAGGTCTCAAACAAGGTATCCAGAATAATATTCTGCTCGTCACTAGGCTTCGCGTCATCATCATTCAGGCCGTGACCCTTAATGAAGGCAGACGCCTCCCGCGCAACCCGGGCAGCGGTCTCTTCGTCCCGATCCAGACCATCGACGGCGGCGCGGATGGCCAGCGCGATGTCTCGCGGTACCGACCAGCGAACGTATCCTGGTGAGGCGTAAACAAACGCCTGCATCTTGGGCTTGTCAGGCTTGGGCGTGCTCATCAACAGCCTGTCAAAGTAATGCTGCGCACTGAACCCGCCCATTTTCCACGGAAGATTGCTACCACCCTTCAGGCGCTCGGTCCTGCCGTCGTCTCTAAAGTGATACTCCAGAAGGGCAAGAGCGCGGAATTTTGACAAAAGCTCCTGCATCTTGTCAGACTCCCACTCTCCATCAATGAGCATCGCGTAGGAGTTCTGCGCCGACGCTTCATCAGTCTCAAGAAAAGAGTCCTCGGCAGGAACGTACTCCTGGGGCAGATTTTGGGGCCGAGCAATAGACTGTGCCGAGATGCTGAATGACCTGTCCCGGTCAACCACGCACAACGATCTCTCTGCCGGGTTCATCACAAGATCCCGAAGCGATCGCCGACCTTCAGTGTAGCGAATGAGGTTGCGCTCAGAAACGCGCAGCACCAGCCAGCGATTAGCAGACTCGTCAACGTCGACCCATACATACAGGATCGGCTCCCCCGCGGGGGTACGAAAAAGAGAAACAAGTGGCCCGTCGTAGGCCAGCAGATCGCGCTCATGGCGCGCGCCATCATAAGGGAACCAGTCAAGACGGGCCCCGGGAAGCTGGCGCATAGGAGTATACATCGTCATGGCAGCGCCCCTGTGATCTCAAATCTTTCAGCAACGCTACTGCTCTTGAACTCCCAAAACTCATAATGCCCCGGTCGAGGTGGATGATGCACGCCATCCTCTTTCTTAACTATCCCTCTGGCTAGGTTTGTGCCGATAGTCTTGCCAATGTTTGGAAGTCCACGGATACGCCGAAACGCCTTGCGCGCCTGATCTTCTGTGTCATACAGAGACAAGGAATACGACGTGCAGGAGATGGGAGCCGCGTGGCTCCGTTGGGGGAGCAGGGCGACAGGTAGGAAGCTTCTCGGGTCGGTGTTTGGGACGGTGTCTGGGCTGGTGACCGGGTCGAAGACGAATCGGTAGGCGGTCCGGTCTCCGCACACCGCCTCGACCGGTGGGCATGCCCCTCGCCGCGCGCACTCCTCTATCTCGGTGCAGTACTTGAAGTCGCACATGGGGCGACGGTACCCCCTGGGAGGGGGCAATGCAATGGGGCTACCTGCGCCCCTCCTCCCCGCGTGACACCCTGCCCCGCCGTCTCGTACCCTGCGCCCATGCGCTTCACACTCGCCCTCGCCGCCCTGGCTCTCGCCGCGTGCAGCTCCGACCCTGCCCCACCCGCCGACGCCGGCCAGGACGTCGGCGGGGACCTCGGCACCGACACCGGGTCTGCGGTGGACACCGGCATCGACGCGCCGCGCGACACGACGCCAACCATCGACGACCCGCCCGTGGTCACCGACACCGGGCCCGTGGTGGACACCAGGGGCGATGTGTCGTCAGAGCCAGGTGACGACGCGTCGCTCCCGGCCGACAGCGACACCGCAGACGCCACGGATGCCCCTGACGCGGTCGATGCCACGGACGCCCCCGAGGTCGGCATTGCTTGCCCGATGGGTCTCGGCGACTGCGACGGCAACGCCGCCAACGGCTGCGAGGTCGACTTCCGCAGCAACCCCGACCACTGCGGCGGCTGCGGCATGGCTTGCCTTCGCGCGCCGCAGATCATCCGCGCTTGTCGGTCGTCGGTCTGCGACGCGCCCCGCTGCGCGTCGGGTCGCGGCGACTGCAACAACGACCTCGCCGACGGCTGCGAGGTCAACATCACCACGGACAACAGGAACTGCGGCGCCTGCGGGCGCGCGTGCTCCACTGCCGACGGCGGGCTGGGGCGGTGCAGCGCAGGAAGCTGCTTCTGACCGACAATGGCCACGGGCATTCTGATGCCGCGCAAACAGAGAGACACAACGTGAGTGACCTGCCCAGGCAGCAAAGAACATCTATTTCTGCCCTCGTTTTCGCGGGTGTACTAGCTACGCTCCTGCCTGTTGCAGCGTGGGCGCTGTGGCGCTCGACAAGAGGAGGAGCAGCTTCACCTGCCAGCGTCGCGTCAGTCGTCACGGCGCCCACTGCGCCCACTGCTGTCGACGCAGGTACCACGGCAGTTGCTATGCCCCCAGATGTCCCCGTGGTGCCCTCACCACAGAGGGCTACCCATCCGACATGCGGGCTTGACTTCATGGCACCGGACGGAGGCACTGTGTTCGCTGATGAAGTAGACGGCGGGGCGCCCAGATGGAGGCGCGGGCTCGCCTGCTCACTGCCTGACGGGGGCGTTGTGTGGTCGATGGAGCCAGAAGGCGACGAGCATCGATGGGTGGCCGTTCTCCTGGCTCGCCTGATCAATGCAGAATCCGCGCGCAACCCCGCTCGGGTCCGAGCTGAGCTTCGTGCGATGGATGGCGAGAGCGCGCGAGGCGCCGACGGCTGGGTGTTGCCTGGATTTCTATTCAGGGCCCCCGAGCGGTCTGTCGGCAAGTTTGTCAGGATCGAAGGCGCTGCCCGAGATGTGCGCGAGAGCCATGGGGAAACCACCCTTGCAATCGCCCTCGACATGATTGGGCGCGAGCGCATCGACATCACGTTCCCGGGGATCGCCAGCGATCGCGTAGTCAACGGGACCGAGGTGGTTGTCTACGGGGTTGTGACTGGGCCTTCTGCGGCGCAGGCGCGGCGCGGAGAGCAGGTGGTCCCAGAGGTGACGGCTGCGCACATCGAACCCGTGGCGGCGGGGACTCCCGAGCAGCAAGCCCAGCGCCTGCTACGCCGGGCCCGCACCCACTGACTGCGCCTAAGCCCCTCGGGCCTTCGTGCCGGCCGTGGTGCTCAGCGCCCCGAGGAGCGCCGTGGGCACGCTCGTCGTCGCCCCCGTCTCCGTGTGGACGTGAGCGTTGTACGCCGAACGCACCGCGGCGAGCCGCGCGTCAACGAGCTCAGCGAGTGCCAGGAGCTTCGTCGCGGCCGGGGCCCCGCCCAGGTGCACCGTGCCGTCGGGGTCGACCTGGAGCTGCACGGCCGTCCCCCGGGTCACCAGCACCGTGCCGTCGGCGCGCAGGGTGATCCTCGTGCCCTCGTCGGCGTCGTCGCCGATCACCAGCCGGTCGGTGCCGGTCGCGGCCGGGGCGTGCTGCAGCGCCCCTGCGCCGTGCGCAAGCCCGGGGATCGCCACCCCGTGCGACAGCGAGTGCCGACGCAAGTCCGCGGGATTCGCCACGTCGCCCGAACCCGCACGCCAGGGGCCAGTGTCGCTCTCGCAGAACACCACCAGCACCACGTCGCCCGCGGCGAGGGCTCCTGCCACGAAGTGCCCGGCGAACCGCGGCCAGAGCACGGGCACCGAGGGCAGCACGGGCAGCTCCTCGCGTTCGACGGACCCGTCGCCGTGCAGCACCGCGTGCCGCACGAGGGGCAGGAGCGTCGCGGTTTGCGTTGCGGCGTCGTAGCTCTGCACCCGCGCGGGCATCGACGTGTGCACGTCGGCGAGGTGGTGCTCGATCCATGCTCGGATCACATCGTCTTCGGTCGGCGATGTTGTGCGGTCCCATCCTGTCATCGAAATAGCCTCCGCGACTCGTAGTAGGCGAGCGACACGAGGTCGAGCGAGGCGCCCCACTCCTGCCCGCGGGTGTCGCCGGAAAGCTCCATGCGCGACACGCGGTAGGTGCCTCGCAGCACGATGGAGTCGAGCTCAACCAGGGACCCGGGCTGGAGCCCCGCGACCATCAAGCACGACGCCTTCGCGGAGTGCCGCCCGGTCTTCTCAGGGCTGCCCACGAGCCCGGTGTCTGGCGACAGGAGCACCGCGCTCCGCGTCGCGGCCTGACCCCGGGGCAGGAGCTGGAGCACCCCGTTCTGAATCGACCACTCCAGGCCCGCGCTACGACACACCGAGGTGAGCGCGTCGGCCGCGGGCCCATGTACGACGTGGCCCCCGGCGTAGAGGGCGCCGACGTCGCCGAGGGATGCGCTCGCGCTGGTTTCATCGACGTTGCCGACGCCGACCCCCATAGCCTCCGCGATGCCCCGCAGCACGTCGCGCACCGAGGTGTCGGGGGCAAAGGCGCGCCGCACCCGAGCCGACCGGATGGCGTACTCTCCGTCGCCCCCGGAGAGTTCGAGCCACGTCTCCGGGAGCTGGCGCTTCTGGAACGCCCTGCGGAGGTTGCCGCGGAAGATCACCGGCCGCTCGGCGTCGACGTAGCCGGCAGAGACCTCGAGGATGGTGCCCGCGTTCACCACCCGCACCGCGGACCCGAAGGGCCGTCGGCGCGGCAGGGCCAGGATCTGTGACCGCTGCTCGGCCGAGAGCCCGTAGAGACTGAGTTCGCAGGTGCCGGGGCGCGCAGCAACCGAGCGGGTAATCTTGAAGGTGCAGTCGAGGTCTGTGCTCTCGAAGGGCCCCACCTGCACCCGCCACGCTCGGCGGAAGAGTTTCACGGCACGACCTCACGCACCGCGGCGAGCTCGTCGCCGTCAAGGTACAGAAGGACGTGTCGCAGGCCCAGGGTGGTGAAGCTCGGGTCGGTGATGGGCGGGGCCTGGGTGTCGAGCAACACGAGGTCCCCCGCGGGGCGCCGAGCGTCGACGGACCCGCGCAGCACTCCGAAGCCGGGCGCGAGCACCTGTCCCGACACGATGGGGCCCCCGCCTTGGTCGGCAACGTCGAGACTCCACCTGCCCATGCGCTGTGACCAGCGGAAGGTCAGGATGTAGTCGCGGCCGCCGAGCGTCGCGGTCTGCGTCCACAGGGCCTCGCCGCGGGCCTCGCAAGGGATCGTCAGGGCGCCCATCAGCTACCTGCCCAGCGTCGGAGGTTGGACAACACCGACGCCCGCGGAGGGGTCGGCTCGGCGGCGCGCGCCACCGGCGGGCGTCCGCGGCGCTGCGCAGGCACGGGCACTCGCCGCACCTCAGCCCGGCGAACCTTGCGCAGCTCGATGGTGACCGGGAGGGACGTGCCGGTGGCCGCCTCGCGATCGACGCGGTAGCGGGTGACGATCATGTCGTCGACCGTGCGCAGGGTGCCGGTGTAGCGCACGATGGGACCGCCCACGAGCGCCAGGAGGGCCTCGTCCACGGCGCGTACACGGTCGAATGGGCCCGAGAAGGTGAGCACGCTGGCCTTCAGCTCCCGGCCGCCCACGCTCAGGGTGGTGGGCTGTACGCGCGCGGTGACGCCGCCCATGTGCGTCGTCGGCAGCACGATGGGGGTGTTCGTCACCATGCCCTCGAGGGTGATGGTGTCCGGGTTGCGCTTGACGTGGTCGGACACGACCACGCCGCTGTCGACCGCATGGTCCGTGGTCTCCGCGGTGGCCTCGTACCCCTCGCGCTCGATGACATCGAGGGCGATGCCGAGGTACCCATCTGCGGCCTGGTATTCGAGGAGCGGCATCAGTCCTCCACGTCGTGCGGGTGCTGCGCGTCCCGCTCCCGGGCCCGCCGCTCGGTGAGAATGCGGTCGACTTGCTGTGCCACAGCACGTGGGTCGGTGACGCCGTGCACTGCGATGTTGTTGATGGTGCTGCTGCGGTTGTTGACCGTGCGAGGTCCGCCGCGGGGCGCAGGTGCCGTGGTGGGGGCGGGCGCGGTCACCCCAGGAACGCCCCCCCGAGGGGTCCCTGGTGTTGCGGGTGCGGCTCGTGCGGCTGTGGGTGGGGGGGTGCGGGCGGCTGCCGCGGCGCGGGCCGCAGCGACGGCGCCGCCTCCACCCAGAAGCCCCCGCAGGTGGCCACGGGCAGAGATCAAGGTGAACTCCTTGACCTTCTCGATGGCGGCGGACACAGCCGTCGTCACCGCCTCCCATGCGGCCTTGAGATCGCGCACGGCCATAGTCGCCGTGCCCACGCCATAAAGCCTGTCAATGAACTTGCCGACCTCAGACTCCCCGCCTCGGAACAGGGTAACCACGTCATCCATGAGGAGAAGCAGCGCGCCAATGGCCAGACCGATGCCAAGGAACGGGGCCACGATGGGTCCCCACGCTGCAATGATCGCGATTGCGACCGCAGCGGCGACGGCGCCCAAGACACTGAGTGCGACCTGCAGAATGTTCGACCCCCGCACCATGCGCGAGACCCACCCGCCCAGGTTTGCCAGCTTGTTGGTGAACGCTGTGACTACCGGCAACACAGCAACAGCGATCACGCTTCGGATCGAGTTCAGCGCGATGCCCATGCGGTTCTGCGCGAGCCCGAACCGCCCCGCCGCCTCGGTGGCCTCAGGGAGCATCCCTCCGCCAAGGTCTGCGAAGTCCTGACGTGCTGCGCGCAACGCCGCTGAACCGCCGTCGATCACCCGCAGCATCTGTCGCCAGTTGGCGCCAAAAAGCTCCTGCGCCAGTCGAGCGCGCTGGATGGGGTTGTGGATGTTCTGGAAGCGGTCTGCGACGTCCGCCAGCACGTCGTTGGTGTCCCGCATGGTCCCGTCGGCGTTGCGAGCTGCCACCCCGAGGCGCCACAGCGCGCCGGTGGGCCCGCCGCTCCGCGTCTCGATGGCGCGTAGACCCGTCGCCAGGGTGTTGAGGCCCGCCGTCGTTGTCTCCGCGGAGACCCCCGCACGAGCTCCGGCGAGCGTGAGGGTTTGGTACTGCGTCGTGGTCACCCGCGCTGCATCGGCCGCCTCGCGCATGGCCCGGGCGTCGGCCTCGTACGAGCTGGCGAACGCGTACGCTGCCGCAGCGCCGCCCACGAACGCCGCGATCGCGCCGAGGGTTGCGCCGACCGCGATGCGCCCGAACGCGGCCATCTCGGCCTTGCCAACGTTGAGCCGTTTCGCGAGCCCGGCGAAGGCGGGGCTGAGTTTCGACACCTGGGCAAACAGCTTCGAGCCAAGGGCCGTCTCTGCCGTGGCGCGGATCTGTTTGAAAGCGCCGTCGACGCGCTTGGACCCCTCTTCGACCTCCTTCGTGTCGATCTCGATGCCCCAGTGCTCGGCGGCAAGCTTCTGCACTGCGCCGAGCATCGTCTTCGATGCGGCGTCGACCTTGGCCGCGGCTTCCTCAGCCGCCTTCGCCTCCGACGCGTACGCGTCGTCGACGATGATGGATGCCTCATCAACGGCTTGCGCGAGCGCGCCCGCGTTGGCCGTAGCCTCTTCGACGTTGGCGTTGAGTGCGCCGAGCGCCTCGTCGTCGACCTCGAAGCCCAGCTCAGTGAAAACGACTCGGAGTGCGTCAGCTGCCATGGCGTGGCTCCTCCGCCGCCGCCAGGGCGTCGATTACGGCGTTTGCGGCGTACACGTCAGCGAGGCTCCATTCGGTCAGGATCGTGTGCAGGGTGTCCGTGTACCGCCCTGCGGTGGCCACCCTGTGCACCACCCAAGGGATGCGCTCCGTCGCCCAGGGCGGGACGGCTACCGAGACGGTGCCAGGGCGGCGGGCTTGGCCGGGGCCATGGTCCGCAGCCATTCGACCAAAGGGCCGAACGACACCTCCAGCGCCGCGCCGAGCCACCGCACGAGGCCCACGGGGTCACCCTGGAAGTGCACCTCGAAACAGCCCTTGCTGCCCCCGAGGGGCACCTTGCGGTCGCCGTCGACCACTGTGGTGTGCTCAGCGAAGGTGTTCATCACCACCAGCACGTCAGGGCTGTCCAGGTGCTCCACCAGCTGCGCGAGCAGCGCGCCGAGATTTGCCATCTCGGTGAGCTGGGCGGGCTGGTCGAGCATCGTGGCGAGGGGGCCCATGAGCTTCGCGAGCTTCGCGGCCGTCTTCACCATGACCGAGGTGTTGAGGGGGCGGATCTCGTAGGTGGTCTCGCCCACGTCCCTGATTTCAGGCTCGCGCATCAGACTGCCCCCCCGCCGCCGTGCGCCCACACAGCGTTAAAAAGTTCGATCTCCCACTCAAGCTGCCCGATCTCCTTGCCGCGCGCGACGGCCGGGAGCTTCTTGATCTTCGCGCGCGTGGCACCCACCACGAGCGATCCGTTCAAGTCGCGCATCTCGAAGGGGCCCACGGCCCTGGTCGCGTACAGCGCGCCGAGAATCGCGTTGGTGTTGGAGGTCTGGAGGGTGACCACCTTCGCGTTGGCGCGCTTGTCGAGGTTCTCTGCGTAGGCCACGGAGCCGTCTGCGCCGACCTTCGACATGTGGCCCTCGCTGGCGGGTTCGCAGGTGAAGAAATCGCCATCGGCCGTGCCGTTGGCAAGGTCCTGCCCCGCAAAGGACAGGGTCACCTCGCCGGGGCTGTATCGCTTTGTCGCTTCGCTCATGGTCCTACCTCAGGCTCAGGCGGCCACGGTGCCGCGGATGGTGATTGCGTGGATGGCGCCGGTGACGCGCCCGGCCCAGGTGACGTTGGGGAGCACACGCGTCTGCCGCTGGGCGCTGGAGAGGCTTGCCGCCGTGGGCACGGAGGTCGTCCAGCCAACGTCGAGCACATCCCGGTCTTGGGCCTCCTGGAGCTGCGCCCGCACCTCGGTGTGCAGGAGGGCGATGCCCTTGTCGGTGAACGGCACCTTGCCCGCAGGCTGTGACACGAACACGCCGAACACCCGCTCGGCCATGCGCGCCCGAAGCCAGTCGAGGCCGTGGATCACGTCGATCCACTCGCCGCCCGAGACCTTGCCGTCGCAGGTGATGGAGCGTCCCGCCACGGTTTCGATGAGGTTGCCAGACTTCGCGAGCACCGCCGCGCGCTGGGCGCTGGTGAGCGTGTAGCTCGTGAGCCCGGCGAGCTCGCGGAACTTCCAGGTCACGGTACCCGGGTCGTACGCGATGGCGTTGCCCACGTACGCCGCGGCGGCACCCGCGCCAACGGTCGGGTGGTAGAGGATCACCGTGCGAAAGCGGTCGAGGTCGGCCGCGAGGTACATCACGTCGGTGATGCTGTCCGCGTCGGTGCAGTCGGTGTCCGAGGTCTGCGCGACGAGCACCTTGCGGGGGTCGAGGCTCTCCACGATGGCGGCCGCGGCGATGATCTCCGCGCGGCTGTTGCTGTCGAGGAGCAAGGCGTACCAGTCGTCGTCTTCGGCCCGGACGGCGGCGAGGTCCGTGGCGAGGCCGGGGTCGGCGGTGAGGTCCTCGATGTCGATGGTGCCCGCCGTGACGCGCAGGGTGGGTGCGTAGCCTGCGACGCCCGCGAGGGTGACCCAGGTGGCGTCGTCAGTGGCGGTCATGGGAGCGCGGGTACCGAGCGTGAAGGTGCCGGTCGCGCCCGCCTGGATGGGGATCGCCACGGAGGTGACGCGCGCGAACAGCTTGGTGCCGAGCACCGGCGTGACGCTGCCCCCGGCGGGGATGGCGAAGGTCTCGGTGATGGTGTTGCCGCCCGAGTCTTTGCCCGTCACGGTCATGGTGGTGGCGAGCCAGTCCGTGTTGGTGTTGAACACCGCACGGAGGCGCCGCGAGGGGGACAGGGGGCGGTAGCCTAGGACCCCATCGAGCTCGACCCCGTCGAGGGTCTGGAGACCTGTCGTCGACCTACCCGTGAGGATGATGGCGTCCACGTCTCCGAGGGCGTTGATGGCGGCCACGAGCCCCGCCACGATCTCAGACACTGTGGCGCCGGCGCCGCTCGTGTAGGTCGCCGTCTGCCCGTCGATCTCGACGGTGTAGATGGTGCTGTCGGCCGCCGTGGGGGTGAGCCGGATCGAGGGCGTGAAGGCGAGAGCGCGCCGCCCGATCTTGACCGTGCGCGGGGGGCTCGGCTGCGCCCACAGGCTCTGCGCGAGCTTGTAGGCTGCGTCGTCGGGCGTGTACCCGTCGGTCTCCATCTCGTCGGTCGAGTCGTACGGGTGCACGCGATCAGATACCCGCCGCGTCTGGTAGGCGAGGATGAGGGGCGTCGAAAACCCCGCCTGGGTCACCGCGGCAGATCGGCGGGTGATATCCGTGTCGACAACGTCTCTAAGGGCCATCAGGTGTCTCCAGCAAGGGTGGCAGGAAGCTCAGCGCCCCCCGCAGAAAGCACGGTCGCGTCGATCTCGACGGTGGCGATGGCGGCATTGCGACCAGCCTCGTCGACGAAGGTCGTGTGGGCGTTGAAGGTGAGCTCGACCAGGGTGCGCGACACAAAGCGGTCGTCGACCTCGTAGTCCGCGCGGCGCACGTCGCCCACATTGGCGAGGCCGAGACCCAGCGCGGCGATCTCAGCCACGAAGCTCGGGGCCCGCAGCCGGGCCGGGATGCGCTGCGCGATGGCGCTGGCGTTGACCCCGGGGCGCTGGTCGTGGACCTCGACAGACACCTGGAGCACCGCGCGCACGCGCTGGCGCGCCGTCGGCGTCATCTCGGTGAGTGGGTCACCCTCGCCCACGTCGGTGTACGACCACTGTGTTTCGTCGTGGCCGATGGAGGTCTCCGACACCCAGCTCAAGAGCGCGAGGCTCCCGTTGTGCTGCACGCGCGGGGCGTTCTCCCACTGCACGCACGCGGCAGTGATGCCGGTCGCGCGGGCGACAAGGGCAGACAGCGCGGGCTCGACGGTCGCGAGGTCCACGTCAGCCCTCCACGCGCCAGGTGATGGCGCTGCGAAGCTGCCCGGTGTTGATGAGGGGCTTCGAGCTGCCCTTGCGCTTGATCGTCGCAGCCTTCAGCGTCGGCGCGATGCCGTCGGCAATGCGGCTCTGGCACCACCCGGCGACCTTCGCCCCGAGCAGCTCCAGGGCTTGATGGGCCTCGATCTGCCCACCCACGACCCCACGGGCGAGTTTCGCGAGCTCGGCCTCGATGTCAGCCTTCTTCTCGTCGATCGTGGCGCGGATGAAGCTGCGCTGAGGGATAGTCCCCGCGCCAAACTCATGGATGACGGCGACCTCGAGTAGGCTGAGCGTCCGGCGCGAGGCCTTCGCCGCGGCCTTGTCGCGCACCCGGCGCTTCTTGGACTGCGCCCCGCGAGGCTTGCGCTCGGTCACATCCTTGGCCTTGTCGTCGAGGATGCCCACGCGCACGGTGAGCCCCTGGGCGAGCTCGCGGGCCCGGGCCAGGAGGTCCTTCGCGCCGTGATCGGTGACCTTCACGCCGCTCACCGCAGCATCCCCCCGGGGCCTTGCCCCACAGACCAGGGTCCGCCCGCTCGCTGGCGTGCGAGGCGTTGCCACTCCACGTAGTAGGTGGGCGTGTCGCTGTCGCCCTTCCTGGCCTGCGTCCCGTGCGGGGAGGTGGCCAGGAGGTGCGCGGCGTAGAAGCCAACGGCCTCGTCGGTGTCAGCGCCGAAGACGGACGCTGCGCACCGGCGTGCCGCGGAGACCAGGACTGCCTCGACGCGAGCGTCGGCGGTCGGAGCGAACTCCGGCCAGCGAGCTTTGAACGTCGTGGCAGTCCAGGCCATGGCTCAGCCCTCCCGTCGAACGCGGGCGGGCTTGGGGGGGTCGGCTACGACCGGGGGCGACGGAGTGTCGCTCGGGTCAGGTGCCGACGGCGAGGGGCGCGTGGCCTCTTCGAGCTCCGCGCGGAGCTGGGCGAGCTCGGCCTCGAGGGCTTCGGCTCGGGCTTTGGCTGCGTCGCGGACCGCGGAGAGCTCGGCCGCGTAGGCGCGCTCCCGCTCGGCCCAGGCGGCGTCGAACCGGGCTCGCAACGCGGCGTCGCCTGCGGCCGGGAGCGACGGAGGGGGCGTCTCGACCACGGGCACGAGCAGGCCCGCCTTGATGAGCCCCTCGACCCCGCGGCTGTCCTCGCGAACCTCGCCCTCTGCGCCCGGGGCGATGCCGCAGACCGCGGCCGTATGGCGGTTCGTGACGCGCATCAGATGCCGTCCCGGTATTCCATCGACATCGGGACCTTGACCGCCGTGCCGCCGCAGATGCCCTCGCAGGGGATCTCGAACTCCAGGTCCTTGGCCTGGGGAGGCGAGGCCTGGAAGGCCAGGGGCACGATGGCCCCGACCATGTTCACGTCGCGCTTGTAGGCAACGGCGCGAGGGCCCGTGCGGCCCGCGTCGGCGGTGGCCAGGAGGGGCCAGGACACGACCTCGACCTTGCGGCCCATGGCGTCCATGGCCTCGTTGAAGAACTGGAGCACGGTCTTGTTGGCCGCGATCCCGAGGGGAGTCGTGCCTACCAGGGTCCAGTGGTCGGTGGGCAGTGCGATGGTGTCAGGGACGAACACCTCCTTGCTCGCGATCATGCGATCGTTGGCGAGGGAGATGAGGGCCGCGAGCAGCTCCTCGGGCGACATATCCCCCCAGGCCATGGGACTCGCGGTCACCGCCACGTTGGCGTTGTTGAGGAAGCCCTTGATGCGCGTGTCGAGCGGGTCGCCGAAGGCCACGACGCTGTCGATCTTGCGGGCGATCATCTTCGCGCACGCGTCGGCGCGCACGGTGTCGAGGGCGATCGAGAGGCCGCGCGAGGCGGCGTAGGCGATCTCCCGCAGCTCCTGCTGGGTGTAGGCGTACTTCGCGCCGTAGCCCTTGATGCCGCTCGTCACCTCGGTGAGCGCCTCGCTCGAACGGGGCAGGTCCTTGCCGCGCTCGGAGGATGCGGCGGCCTGGCCGAAGACCTCGAGCACCGTGAAGGTGTAGGTCTTGGCTCCGGGATCGACCCCCGGGATGACGGGCACGAGCTTGAGGGCCCGCAGCTCCGCGAGCATCACCTCGGTGATGCGCTGCTCGATGTGGTCGAGGGACCGGGCGATGACCGCGGTCTCCCCGGCGTCGGCGCGGTAGCCAAGGGCGGCCGTGAGGGTAAGGAATCTGGCGAGGTTGCTCATGGCGTGTGTGCCCTCAGGGGAGGTTGATGTCGACGAGGGCGAGCCCGTTGGCGAGCGCGCCGGTGAGGTAGCGCGCGCCACCCAGGAGCGCGGCGGTGGAGGAGTCGGCCGTCTTGCGGAAGGCGCCCTTCTGCGAGCCCGTTCCGGTGTCGTAGCGGATGTAGACGGGGTCCATCGGGTCGACGGCCTCTTCGACCGTGACCCACACCCGGCCACGGCAGATGCTGCCGATGGTGTCGCCGATCTGGTAGGTGACGCCCGGCGTGCCCCCGCTCGGGAACACCGAGTCGTGCACGCGGGACGGCGCGATGCCCAGGCCCTTGGCGACATCACCGGAGCTGGTGGGCAGCTTGCCCTTGCCCGCGGTGCCCTGCACCACGAAGAGCCCCGCCTGAATCGCCACCTGGGCGACGCAGGTGTTGGTCATGGGGTCCGAGCCGTGCACGCCCCCGGGGATGCCCACTGCGGGCTCGAATCCAACGCTGGTCTGGACCATGTGTCAGCCTGCCTTCCCGCCATGGATGGGCTGGCCGCCCTGAGCAACGATCCTGCTCTGGAGAGTCTTGCTGTGGTCGGGGGCCTGCTCGGCGCCGTCGGCGCGTGCCGCGGCGGCGGCCTGCTCGGCGCTCGGGGCGAGCACGTGCCCGAGCTTGTCGACGGCGTCGGTGCGGGCCTGGGCCCGGTCGCAAAGGATCGCGAACATCCCCTGCACGGTGTCGGCGCTGAGCCCGTCGAGGCGCAGCGCGGGGTGCGCCTTGGCGACCGCGCGCGACCGGATCTCGTGGGCGCTGAGCCCGTCGAGCTTCGTCTCGGGGCCGAGGATGCCGCGAGCGCCCGCGAGCAGAGTGCCGCGCCTGGCGACGATGGAGTCTTGCACGGCCTCCGGGACCATCTCCTCGGTGATCTCAGGCGCCGGGGCCTTGGTGGCCTCAGCAGCGGCGAGCTTGGCCTCCAGCTTCGCCACGGTCGTCAGGGCCTGCATCAGGGCCTCCTTGGTGGCCTTGAGCTCGGAGGCGATGCCCTCGGCCTCCTCATCCTTCTTCTCGATGACCTCATCGACCGCCCCCTGGGCGGCCTCGACGTCCTCGTCGGCGTCGACGCGAAACTCGCGGCCGCCGATCTTCAGCTTCTTCTTCATCGGGTTCCCCTTCGCGGCGGGGGAGCCCGCCGACACCTCGAACGCTGCGCCGTCCATGCGCAGCGCAACATCTGTACCCGCGCGCCCCTGCCCAGGCGGCAGGAGTGCGACGTGGTTGTAGCGAATCTCCCGCTGCACCGCGTCGTACGCTTCGCCCTCGGGCGTGACGCCCGGTGTCCAGTCCACGTCGCACTCGTACCCGCACGAGGTGTCGCGCCGATCGCCCGTCTCGACGAGGCCCACCAGCGGCGCGGCCTGCACGGCGAGGTCGACCACCACGAGGCCGCCTTCGCGCGTCGGTGCGCTGTCAACGTGACCCTTAGCGAGCGTCTCCCACGTCTCGGCTGTGACCTTGCCGGGAGGGTGCAGATCGGTCACCGGGGCGGCGCGGAGGGTCGCCAGGGAGTCCGCGGCGAACACCTCCTCGGGTGGGCGGTACTCGCGCCACGCGCGGCCCTCGTGATCCTGGTAGCGCAGGACGCCCGTGCGGGTCACCGCCGCAGGCACACGCAGTCCGCCCTGGGGCGTCTTGGAGACGCTCCGGATGGGCCCTGCGAAGTCCTGGCGATGCACGCGCGGCATGCCCCGAGGGTGCGGCGCGATGGCTACGTGAGGCTACCCGGTGCTGGCACGCTGATGCGGCCAGCCGTGGTCACTCGAACGCCGGGATCACAGGCTCCGCGGTGCATCGGCACTGAAAATCACCACCCGGGTGGGCTCGGCGGCCAGTGCGCTTGTCGACGACAGGGGGCGCCGCGTAGAGCTGGGGCGTGCCCTCGAGCTCCTTGTGTCGGGCCCGCACCCGCTCGTCTCGGGAGGTTCGCCAGAGGTACTCCGTGACGCCCAGTGCCTGGTGGCGGGTCTGGGTGACCGACGCGTTGAGCTTCAGCACCTGGTCGCGGGCCAGGAGGTTGGCGTGCGCCTTCGTGGTCCCGGCCTCGTCCTGGATCCTCGCGGCAATCTCCTCGACCCGGGTGCTGACTCCGGCGTCGGCGAGGATGGCGCTCACCCGGCCGATTTTCCGCGCTCCCAGCGCCCGGATCGCCCGGACACCCTCGGCCCGGAACACGGTCACCTGCGCCGCGAGCTCGGGGTCGTTGGCCGTGAGGTCGACCCCCATCACCCCGCGGATGTCGACACCGGCCGCGGCCTTGGCCTGCGCGGCCACCTGGGCGCTCGTCCACACCAGCACCCGCCCAGCGATCTTGTCGAGCGGACCCCGCAACGCCTTGGGCGACGCGAGGCGCCTGAGCAGGCTACGCATTGCCTCCAGGATGCCCTTGCGCCCCTCTGGAGGCAGAACAGAGGAGGCGCTCCCTCCGTCGGCGTCGGCACGCGGGAGGCGCTGCACGAGCTCGGCGTCGAGCTGCGCAAGCACCTCGGCCGCGAGGGCCGCGTAGGCCATCTGCTCGGCCCTGGGCGGCTTCGCGGGGGGCGCGGTCCGTGGCCGCTTGGGCGGCTTGCGGAGCATCACCCGCCCTGGAGTAGGTGACTGATGCCCGCCCGAGGCTCCACGGGCTCCCCCTCCCACGCGCGGAAGAGGCGTTCCTGTGCTCGCTCCAGCGCGTCGTAGTGCTCTGCGGTCGCGCCGATGTCGTCGCCAAACTCGTCGGCGCACCGCACGAACGCCCGTGCGCACGCCACCATGTGCCGCCACGCGGCAACAACCTCGGGGCTGTCCTTGTCGCGCTCGGGCCACGTGCGCTCCAGCACCTGCCCATCGAGCACGACCGGTCCGGGACCACCCTCGGTCGCCTTGCCTCCCATGGCCATCACACACCTCCCGTGAGCGGGTAGGCGTACCGCTCGCCCGCGGCCCACACCTCGACCCTGTCGAAGGTCACGGGCACCCGTGAGATGGGGTCGGGAGTCGGCTCGCCCTTGGGCAGGTAGGCCAGCGTGACGTGCGGGGTGTAGCCGTGCTCGCTGGCAGCCGGGACCGGGAGCACGCCCACGAGCACTTCGCGAGCGCCCGACAGGCCGGGCACGTCGGGAGTAGCCCACACCGGGTCGAGGGTGTCCCCGTCGAAGCGGCCGATGCCGCCCAGGTGCCCTGCGAGCTGTGCCTGGTTTTGCGCCCATGCCTCGACCGCGCCCCGAACCTCCTCGATGTCCTCGGCGGTCAGAGACTTGCCGAGATACGCGAGGGTGAGGTGGAGCCGCTCGGGCTCCTCGCCGCCAGCGAGCGCGATGCCTCGTGCGACCTCGATCGACACCGGGAGCACCACAGCAACCCCGTGGTCGCTCGCATCGGCGTGCGGTGCGGGCACCTCGACCACGTCGCCCGGGGCGATGTCGTCGCCCTCGGCCACCACGGTCGGGGCTTGCGAGGTGAACGCGCCGAGCTCGAGCCCGCCCGCCTTCGCGGCCTTCACCACACGCGCCGTGTAGGCCTGGTGGCCCTGGTTCGAGGCGCGAAGCTTCGCGACCTCGGCGCGCATCGCCTCCATCTCGGCCGCGTGGGTGGCCTCCGGGGCGGTGAAGAAGGTCGTACCCGCCTCGCCCATCACCGCCTCGGCCTCGGCCTCCTCCATGCCCATGGAAGCCACCAGGAGGGCTACGCCTGCCCCGCGCGGGATCTCGCGCCCTGCGACCTTGGCGATGATGGCGGCAACCCCATCGGGGTCTGCCTCGGGCCCCGTGGGGTCCATCGGGTCGGCAGCGTCGGCATCGAGCAAGGCGCGGCGCGCATCGAGGTTGACCGTCGTCTCGGCGCTCCACCCTCCGGCGCCGAAACGGCTCGTCGCAACCTCTTCGGGCGTGACGACCCCCGCGGTGATGTAGGAGGTGTCGACGGTGGCCTGCTTCACCCGCATGTCGGCCGCCTCGACCGGCGTGGGCTGCCACAGCGGGGGATAAGCGAGCGACCAGCCCGCGGGTACCTCGCCAGCTGTGGGGCCGTCTTTCGAGGCGAGGAGGAGCCGCACGAGCTGCTCCGTGGGCGGCACCAGGTGGTGAGTGCGCTCGGCCGCGACCTCGTCGTACCAGGAGCGAATGTCGGAGTCCCCGGTCGCATTGAGGCCCGCGGGCGCCTGACCCATCAGCACTGTGACGGGGATGTTTGAGACCGCCGCCAAGAGGTTGACGAACCGATCCATCACGTCGACCGTGCCCGTGAGGGCCCCCACCTCGACGCGCTGGTAGTCCTCGCCGTCGGAGTCGAGCAGGAGCGAGCGGGCCGCGCTGCGCGACAGGTCCATCAGGGCCAGGCGGCGGCGCAGGACGTTGTCCTCGTCGCCCGCCATCATCTCCATGAGGCCCTTCATCTTCAGGACGCCCTGCGATGCCTCCTGCAGAAGCACCCCGCCCGACGCGAAGGCCCCCCGTGTGGCCTGGAGCTCGGCGTAGACCCGCTGCAGGATGCTGTCGCCCCAGCCCTGGAGCTGGAGACGGCGGCGGCGGGTGGGGGTGACGCCCTCGATGCGCAGGATGCGCGAGGCATGGACCGTGGTGGTCTCGGTGGCTGTGCCGCCCATCCGTGTGAGTCGGTAGAGCTTCGGCATGCCGAAGGAGCCCTTGCGCGGGTCGGTCTCCCAGGTGATCGGGTAGAGGTCGCGACGGTCCACGTCGACCAGCCACAGGATCGCTCGGAGGCTCTGCGTGTCGAGGGGTTCGTCGGGTGCCCGGCCGTCGTCGGCCCCGACGTAGACCGCTCCGCCCCCGTAGAGCCGCGCCCACGTCCACGCGTCCTGAAGACGGCTCTCTGCGCCGAGGGTTTTGAGTGCCGTCGAGACCGCGGCGGCCTGACCCTCCCCGGGCATTTTCAGCGAGGGCGGGGCCCGCATTGCGTGCTTGGGAACGGCGTTGACGACCTTGGCCGCGAGCCCATCGAAGTTGTAAAGGGCCTCCAGCGTTGGCAGCGAGAGGTACTCACCCTCGGTCGGCGCGAAGGTCATCGCCGTCTTGCCGAGGGCCGTACCGACGCCTGTCAGCTCGTTGAACCAGCTGTCGAGCCGGAGGGTCTTGACTGCGCCGAGGAGGGCTTGTCGAAACACGGGGAGGCCTCCCCGTCAGAAGGTCACTTCGACCGAAGCGCCAAGGTCCGCGGTGGTGGCGGACCACCCGCTCCCGGTGCGAACGCGCACGTCGAGAACATCGCCCGCGACGAAGGTGTGCGTGCCTGCGGTGAAGGTGCTGTGTGCCTTGGTGTCGTTGGTCGCCTCAGCCAGCGTGACGATCGCGCCGGTGAGAAGCGTGCCGTTCTTGTAGACACCCACGATGGCGTCGGCGTCGGCCGCGGCGGCAGACAGCGCGGCAGACAGCGCCGTCACCGAGCCCGCGCGTGGTGCGACCCAGCCAACGCCCAGCCCCGTCACACCGCACCAGGGTGCCGCGACGGGGGTAGCGCTTGCGGGGGTTGCGTTGTCACCAGCGGCCACGTTGAGCAGGCCAAAGGCGATGATCGCCGCGGCCGGTCCCGTAGTCCCTCGCGCGCCCCTGGCACCTGCCTTCGCGCCCATCTCAGCGCACCCGCGTGAGGTAGAGGACGCCCGTGGCAGCGGAGGCGTTCATGATGGCGTGCAGGTTCGCCACCGCGCGCACCTCGAGCGACCACGGGATGCCCGGAGGCAAGATCGCCCCCGTGACCGCGCCGCCACCGTTCGTCGGGGCCACCGCCGCGGCGCCGAGGCGCAGCGTGCAGCCCTTCGTCTCGGTGGAGTCGAGATAGGCCGTGTACCCGCCCACAGGCACCGACGCGAGGTTGGCGTCCGCGTCGGTGAGGTTCAGGCGGTACGAGGTGTTGGTCGCCCGGATGGGGGCGTGCTGCAGCCGGGTGGGGTCCATCGGGGGTGGCATGCCCCAAAGGTGCGGGGTGGCAGCGGTGATGCGCTACGGGGAGCTGGCACGCTGATGCGGCCAACGCCGCTCAGGAGGTGGCCACGGCCCGCCGAAGCCGCTCGGTGAAGCTCTTGACCGCCCGGTGTTGCAGGTACTGCGTCATCGCGTCGACCTGGTCGTCGTGGGCCCCGCGAGGAAATGCCTCGCACTCCGCCACGAGCCCGGCGACCCAGGGTGCTCCCACCCGGCCGTCGGGGTATCGAGCCTCGGTCTCGTGGGGGATGAACACGTTGCCGCCCGCGATCACCGGCTGGACCGCGTTGGCCCGCGCCTCCTTGCCGCCGTGGGGCTCGACCGCGACGACACCCGTCACCTCCACCCTGAGCGTCTCGATTACCGCGGGCCCGTTGGCCTTGTCCTCGATGAGCCTGAGGGTGGCTTGCGGGTAGCGCTCGATCATGGCCTTGATGGCCTCGATGGTCGCAGCGAAACCCATTCGCTCGTGACGCTGGTCGACGAGGTAGTGGTTGATGCCCGCCTGCATCCAGACCTGGATCACCACGAACGATCCGCTGGTGGTTTTCTTGAAGGTGCAGTCGATGGAAAGGGCCCACAACCCCTTCGCCGGAAGCTCCGTCCACCGCTTGAACCACCCACCCTGGAGAATGTCACCGCCCTTGGGCGTGGGGCGCTGGCCAAACTGAGCGGCCGCACCGCTCGGGCCCAGCGCGGTTTTCAGACGCTCCACCACCTCGCGGGGGAAGCGGTCGGGACACAGGAGCTCGCCCTCGCAGCGCCGCGGATCATCGGGGCAAACGTTGGGGTGCTCGGGGTCGTACTCCATCGGGAGGCAGAGCGACTCGGCCCCATGCTTCAGCATGTAGTCCGAGAGATCGTCCTCGTGCACCCGCTGCATCACGAGGATGCGTGCGCTGGTCGCGTGGTCGCGGAAGCGCGTGGACATCGTCCCCGTCCACCACTCCCGGACCGCGGCGAGCTCGACCCCCGAGGCCGCCGTCGCGCCCATCGGGTCGATGGGGTCGTCGACGATCATCGTGTCGCAGTGCTGCCCAGTGACGCCGCCCCGCACGGTGGTCGAAAACCGCATGCCGCCGCGGGTGGTGTAGAACATCCCCACGGCCTTGCTGGCGCTCGCGTCGCCGGGGATCTCGACCTCGGGCCACCTCGCCCGGTACCAGTCCGAGAGCACGAGCGTCCGCATCTTGCGGGCGTCGCGCATCACCACGTCGTCGCTGTAGCTCGCCGCGATGAAGCGGTGCCCGGGCCCGAAGAGCATCGCCGGGAGCCCCGGGGCGTAGTCCTGTCCGAGCGTCCACACCCAGGCTGGGAAGAGCACGCCGACCAGGAGCGACTTCGACATCCCTGGCGGGACGTTGACCACGAGGTCGGTCATTTCGCGCCGGGCCACGCGCTCGAGCGCGTCGCAGATGAGGTCCAGGTGCCAATTCCACCGCAGCGGCGAAGCGGGCTCGACGAGGTGCCACGCCCGGCGGACGAACTCAGCGAAGCCCCGGCGGCGAATCACCTCCCGGTCGATGTCCGCGGGGGTGGCGGCCTTCACCCGCGCGCCTTCGCGTTCAAGGCATCGAGCTGGGCGAGTTCTTCGTCGGTGAGCTTGGACAGGTCGACACCGGGCTCCATCGTGACCTCCGTCCGGGTCGACCGGGGTAGGCCCACCCGGGCGAGAATGGCCTCCGCGGCAGATACGGCCTCGAAGGGGGTCGCGGAGTGCATCCGGTCCACGAGGCGCTGTGCTGCCAGGACAGCAGCTTCACGCAGGATGCGACGGGCCGCGTCACTGCTCTCGGCGAACTCCGCCTCTCGGGTCTTGCGGGCTTCGTTGAGAAGGCGCTGCCCCTCGGGGCTGTCGCGCCATACCCGTACCGTGCCCCGGTCGAGCCCGAGCTCTCGCGCCACGGCCGTGACCTGGTGGCCCTCCGAAAGCTTTTGCATGGCCTGAGCCTTTGCCGCGGGGCCTACCTTGCGGGGTTTTGCTGGCTTCTGCTGGGTCATACCTCCTCCAGGGCCTTGGCGATGGCTGCCCGGGTTTGCTCGGGCAGCGACTGCGCCCAGGCACGCAGCCGGTCATGGCCATCCCAGCGGCCTCCGGCGGGAGGCAGCTCAACACCCGCCTCGCGCAGCTTGCGGTAGCAGGTACGGCACTGACCTCTGCGCCCCTCGGCGCTTCGATGCCCGCAGTCCCACAGGGGGTGTTCCTGGCCCCCCTCCGCGCCCTCCGTCGCCCCCGCACGGGTGTCGACCCGTCCTGCCTCCACCACGGCCCCTGCTGGGGCTCCTGGCTGCCTCATCGCGTGCCTCCGTCGGGCGCCGTGAGCGCGCCCAGGTTGATGCGCCGTACCCGTCGGAGGGCCCTGGCGGTGGGTGCGGGGCCTTCGGGTGGAACCGAAACCCCTTGAGCGGAAGTGGAACCGAAAACCCCTGAGCGGGTGCCGTCGCGACCAGCGACGTTGAGTGGAACCGAAACCCCTGTAGTAGTTCCTCTTCTAGGGGTTTCGGTTCCACTCGGCCCACGGTTTCCACTGATCAGGCGTACAGCGCACGCGACATCTTCGGGCACGCTTCGCTCGCCGGACTCGTACCGAGCGACGGCGGTGTGCGTGATGCGCAGCTGCTGACCAAACGCCCGCGCGCTCAATCCGCTGGCCACCCGCGCGGCGCCGAACTCCTCGGCCCCCATCGCCGCCACAGTCGCCGGGCGCCCCCCAGCGAGGCGCTGCACTGCCACGGCGCGCCCTGCCCACCCCTCAACCAGCACGGCGCCCACGTGGGCCTGCCACGCGGGCAGGGTGCGCCGCGGTAGGCGCAGTCGACCGTGCGCCTGCTCGAGCTCGGCCGCCGCCCGCTGGTCGGCCAGAGGGTCACCACCCAGGCCGACCCACGTTGCCGCGTCGCGCAGCTCGCCGAGGTTCGGGCGCGGGTCACCGAGGGTGATCGAGGCGTCGAATTCCTTCAGGTGGTCGAGCCCCCGGGTGGCCTGGTAGTGCCCGAGGGCGATCCCCCCTGGCCACGCTGCCAGGATGGGCCCGATCTCGCGCCGGGCCTCGTCGAGGAGGCGCTGGGGCAGCTCAAACCGCCGGGCCATCTCCGGCCCCTCGGGCCGTCCCAGCGCCACGGCCAGAATCGCCTCGATGGCGACCCAGGAGAAGATTGCGAGGGAGCGCGCCGGCGTACCCGCAACCCAGGCCATCGCCGCGCGGATCGCCCCGAGGAGCCCCGACGCGAGGTCTGGCAGTCCCCGGGGCAACCACCGGGTGCGCGTGGCCCCGCCCGACACGATGATCGTGCGCGACACGGGCGCCCCGTCGTCGACGGGCAGTACCACCAGCCTTGGTGCCCGTCCGAGAACCCGCGCCACGGCCGGGGCGTCCACTTGCACGTCGGCCGATGTGAGCACCACGGGCCCGTCCCGGCGGATCACGTCGACCAGCCGCCGCCGGGCGCCGGTGAGCGAAACCTGCCCTGCGCGCCGGTCGTCGACCCGAAGGAGGGTCGGGGGTACGCCTGGGGGCACCTCCAGGGCTTGCCACAGGGCGAGGCATACCTTGGACGCAGCGCCCACTTCCCGGGCCCGGGCGAGGCTCCTGCGGACCTGCGCCGCAGCCATCGGGGTCAGGGGCGGCGCGGCCGTCGTGGCGTTGTCGCTCACGGCCCCCATGGCGGACAAGAGCACCGCGTCACCCTGCGCGGCCACGTCGTCGAGCGGGTCGGCCACGGTAGACAGCACTTCCGGCGCCACGCCCCCGAGGGCGCTGCGGATCGCGGCGTCTACAGCCACAGGCTCACCCCCGGCCTGCGTCGCGAGGTGCTGCAGGGCATGCAGGGCCGGGAGGATCGCGCGCCGGTAGCTCGGTGCGAATGCGTCGGCGAAGCGCACCGCCGCGTCGATGTCGAGGTCAGAGAGTGTGACCGTCTCGACCACCGTGGGCGGCTCGTCGACGACGATGGTCCCGCGCTTGCGGGCCGCGCGGGAGAGCTGGGGCAGGAGCTCGTGCGGCGCAACCACCATCACCGGCTCGTCGGCGCCTTCCCACCCTCGGCGTGCGGGGCAGGTGGCCGCGTGCTCGCAGGGCTCCGCCCCGCGCGGCTCGCAGAAGAGTCGGTCGAGCGACTGGCCCCCGGACACCAGCGGCTCGGCGATGTCGTGGTGGATGCAGGTGGGCTTGCCCTCTGCCGTGCGGTGCGACAGGGGGCCGAAGAACCGCGCCGCCGGGACGCCTGCCGCCAGCGCACGCTCGTAGACCTGCCGCGCCAGGTCGTTGCGGGGCACGGCCAGGGCGATGCGCCCGCCGCCCTGGGCCATGAGCGTCCGGGCCCGCCGGATGACGGCCTCGGTCTTGCCCAGGCCCGGGGGCCCCGCGAGGAGGAGTACGTCGTAGACCTCGGCGAGCTCGCGCTCGATACGCGCCGTCGCCGCGGCGAGGGTCATCGGCGAGGGGCCCGCCGCACGGAGCTGGGCCCGCACACGCAGTTCCGCGCCGCTCTGGGTGCGCTCCTCGCGCTCGGCGAAGAGGGCTTCGAGCGCGGGCCACCGCCGCCCGAGAACCCCCCGGCCAGAGAAGCCTTGGCCCCCGACCGCGAGCTGCACCGTGCCCCGGGCGCAGTTCATCCGGTCGACGAGCAGGGCCTCCCACTCGGGGTAGCTCTGGTCAACGGAGTGGGCGCGCGCGACCACCGCAGGCACGGCCGCAGGGTCGCAACCCGCTTCGGCGAGCGCGCCGGCGAAGGCGAGGTAGAGGTCGCGCCACTCGCCGTCGCGGCCGACGCGGGCGATCGTCGCCCCCGCCCGGTCGGCGAACGCGGTCCACTCGGGCGGGCACACCTCGAGCTCGTGCCCCACGACCTCACCGCGGAGCGCCCTCGCTCCGAGGCTGCGTGTCCGGGGCTTGCCGAGGGCCCGGGAGGGTGGCGGCGCGTCGATGGGGACCATCCGCGACAGGTCAACCTCCGGGGCGCGCACGGGGCCCGTGGGGCGCTGGTGGTGGGGTACGCGCATGAGGCGTGCCCAGTCCTTCACCGCGCGGACCGAGTCCCACACGCCCGCCGCCACGAGCAGCTCGATCCACGCATGGATACGCGACTGGGCCTCGTCGACAGGGAGCCAGACCGCGAGGGGCTGCACGAGGCGTAGGCCTTTGGGGCTGAGGTAGAGCCCGCAGGTCGACAGGGGCCCGGTCTCGGCCCCACCCGCCCACACCTCGCGCCATGCGTCGGTGTACTCAGGCGTCCATGGTACGTGCGCGGGTGTGTCGACGTCGGCCATCATGCACGTCGTCATGACCTCGTAGCCCTCGCTGCGGACCCATTCGAGCCCGGCCTTGGTGACGCGCGGGGAGCGAGCCTGCACCTGCCCGTCCCGGCACAGCACGTACCCGGCGATGTGCGCCTGGGTGCGGTAGACGGTGGACAGGGCCTCCCGCAGCGTCGTCGCGACGAAGTCGGCGGACACGCGGGCGGTGTTCTCCGGCGAGCCGCGCGCCGCGCGCCAGTCGTAGGTGTACGGTCGGGCGGTGGTCGCGCCCCGGGGCATCCGCGCATGACCCGGAGGCCACACGCCCACGGGTTCGGTGCCGTGCGGCGACAGGCTCACCACGGTGTTGAGGGCGACCTCGTGGGGGTCGAGGAGTTCGCCGGGCATCACCGCGCCCCCTCCGGGGCAATAACCACGCGCACCGCGTAGCCCTCGCCCCGCTCCTGGGTGACCTCCCAGCGCACGGGGTCGGCAGGGCTGTCCCCGACCCCGAGCCATGCCGCTACGGCGTCGCGGACGTGCTTCGCGGACCCAGCGAGGTTGTCGGTGTCGAGGGTGCCCCGCCCGATGCGGGTGATCGTCACCACGCAGGGCGTGGGCACCGGGGCGGTCGACCCGAGCCCCGTGGTGATGACAGCGGCCTGGGCCTTCGCCCGGCGGGCCCGGACCTGCCACGGCTCGTGGGCGTTGGCCTCGCTCTCCAGGCGCAGGCCCTTGCACCACAGGACGATGCGCGCCCCGTCGTGTCGCACGATCGCAGGGGTTGGCTCCTGCTTGCGACGCGCCGCGGCCTTCGGCGGCGCGGCGAGGTGAGGATTGATCGCGAGGAAGCGCTCCCGCTGCGCAGGGGCAAGCGCGTCGAGGAGCGCCTGCGCGGTGATGGGCTGGCGGCTCATCGGCTACCTCCAAGGCGCGAGACATCCACCACCGACTGCCGCTTGATCTGGCAGGGCCCGCACTCCAGGTCGGGGTCCGCAGACAGGTGCTCGATGCGGGTTTTGCAGCCCGCACAAGTCCACGCCTCGAAGGGAATCCGCGCCAGACGCACCCCGGTCTCGCGCCCCTGGTGCTGCCCCAGCCACGCTTCCATGGCGGTCGGCGTGGGCGGGGTGATGGGCAAGGGGGCCCCGAGGCGACCGACCTGCCGAAGGGCGCCAACCCGGGCCGCCACGCAGAGGGTGCAGTCGCCCGAGGCGTGCCGCTCAGCGTGGCGCTCCCCGCACGAGGGGCACGCTCCTGCACGAGACGCCCGCAGCCCAGGCACGGCCACCAGCGTGGGCAGGGCCCAGGACCTGGACTCTGTTCGGGCTGCGACCTGGTGCTGGGCGACCATGGCGGCAATGCGCCACCCGATCGCCGCCCGCAGGGCCGGGGCCAGGGCCGCAGGGGCAGCGATGTCGACCCGGGGCGCGGTGAGGCCCGCGGTCGCCACGGTGATGCGCGCGCCCATCCGAGCGAGCTCGGCGGCAGTGAGGGGGGCCTCTGCGGCGCGGGCTACAGACTCCACTGCTCGACCTCCTCTGCGCCGGCGGCGGGCGGGGTCACGCTGGGGAAGAGCACACCCAGGTCGATGCGTCGGGCGGCGCGGGGCGGGGCGACAGCCGCGAGGGCTTCGGGGACGGGCGTCTCTTCCGGGGCCTCTGCAGGGGCTTCCACGGGGTCGGCGGCGCGCTTGAGCGCGGCCAGGGTGGTGGCCCCCTCCCCGCGCAGCCACGCGAGCACGAGTACGAGCTCCGCAGCGCTCTGGTCGATGCGGCGGCGACGAAACCGCCGGTAGATCGCGCGGTTGATGTCCGCGAAGTCGCACCCGAGCTCGCGGGCAAGGCGGCCGGTTTCGCGCGCGACGGCCTTGCGGGCATCCTCTCGCTCGGCGAGCTGGCGGCGCCGGGCCTCCATGTCGATCTCGACGAGCTCGCCGTCGGCTACCGCGACCTCGATGCCAGGGAGCACCGCGCCGCAGACCGCGCACTCGCGCGAGCCGCGAGGCAACACGGCATCGCAGTCGGCCGCGGGGCACAGGCGCACGACAGCTTCAGCCGGTTCGATGTCGCTGCACACGAGCCCGCAGGTGGGGCACTTCTTGGCCTTCGCGGAGAGCTTCGCGTCGCAGCCCTTGCACCGCTTCGCCCGGGCCGAGGCGCGCCCTTCCAGGGACCACTCCCGATCCTCCTGGGGTAGGCCGTGCTCGAGGGCGCTGCCCGCGTGATCGAGGATCACTGCCCCGACGCCCTTCCACGGCCGCAGGCACCGCCCGGCCATCTGGAGAAACAGACTCACCGATTTCGTTGGCCGGGCCAGGGCGACGCACTTGACGCGGGGGCAGTCAAAGCCCTCGGTCAGCACAGCGCAGTTGGACACCGCGGTCGTTTCGCCGCTGGCCAATCGGGCCAGGATGGCCGCGCGCTCGGCTGCGGGCGTTGCGCCGTCCAAGTGCTCCGCGGCCACGCCCGCCTCGCAGAAGGCGGCCACGATCTCGCGCGAGTGCGCGGTGTCCACGGCGAAGATCACCGTGGACCGGCCATCGGCGAGGCGCTTCCAGTGGTCGACCAGGTCGCCGATGAGCGTGGCGGTGCGCATGGCCCGCGACAGCTCGGCCACGTCGTAGTCGCCGCGGGTGACCTTCACATCGCTGAGGTCCGGGCGGTGGGGCGTGGTGAACACCTGCGGGGCCACTAGGTAGCCCGCGTCGACGAGCTCACTCATCGTCGCGATCGAGACCAGGGCCTTGAAGAGCTTGTCGAGTCCGAGTCCGTCACCCCGCTCGGGTGTGGCCGTCAGCCCTACGATGGTTGCCCCCGCATCCTCGTAGTGCTTGACGAGCGCCGCCCACGTGTCGGCCGCGGCGTGGTGGGCCTCGTCGATGAACACCACGTCCGCGGGGGGCAGGGGGCGCCGACGCGCCAGGGTCTGCACCGACCCGACCTGCACCGGGGCCCCGCGACGGACGCAGGACACCAGCGCCCCGGTCGCGGGGTGGGGGATCTTCCCGTCGGCCATGACCACGCCGCAGTCGGTCTCAGGCACCCCGGACTCGACGAGGCGCCAGAACGCCTGCGCCACGATCTCTGCGCGGTGCGCGACGAAGAGCACCCGCTTGCCCTTGGCGATCGCCCCCAGCGCGATCATCGCGGCTACGGTTGTCTTACCCCCCCCTGTCGGGAGCTGCGCCAGCACCCGCCGGCACCCCGCACGCAGGTGGGCACGGATCGCCTCGACGCCCCGCTCCTGGTACGGCCTGGGCGTGATGCCGCCCACGGACACCGGCGGGGGCGCGGCTTCGGCGAGCAGGTAGGGCTGCGCGGCGCCGAGGGTCATGCATCGCCCCATCGGGTGGCGATCACCTGCGGGCGGGGGCCGGTGGGCGTCACCCGCGCGAGGCTCTCCCACTGCGCGCGAGGGTCGACGATCACCACGCACCACGGCGCCCGGGGGTTGGCGACCAGCGTGGCGAACACAAGGCCGCGGGCCTCGTCACGCGAGGGCAACGCTGCGACGCGGGCTGCGTGCAGGTCAGCTCGGGCGGCGACGAGCTCGCGCCGCCCCCGTCGCAGGCGAGCGCGGGTCTGGTGCAGGGCCACGCCGAGGGCTGCGGCGACGGCGACGAGCGCGGCGTAGATCATCGACCGCCCCGCTTTCGCTCGGCACGCACCGCAGACCGGGCGTGGCAGAGGTAGACCTCCAGCTCCGCGAGGACAGCGTCCACGTCCCCCCACTCGCCCTTCGTCACCCGCCCGTCGGCCAGCACCGCCTTGGCCGTTGCGGCGAGGCGGCCAACGTGCTCTAGCGTCGCCAGGGCGATGGCCTGCGGACAGGCGCTCCCGCCCTCGTGCGGCGGGGTGCAGTCGGCGAGGGCGGCGGAGAACACGGCCCGGGCGATGTCGTCGCCCATGGCCCGCACATCGCCCAGGGTGATCGCGGGGGCCCCGTCGCCGCACCATCGCTGGACCTGGGTGTGGGAGACCTCCAACCGCTCGGCCACCTCCCGCTGGGTCGCCTCGTCGTTGCCTGCGGCCACCTGCGCATCAAGGGTCTCGCGGAGCACGCCTGCGGCCCAGCGCCGGGCGATCACGCGCGCAGGTGCCAGCGTGCGCTGCGTGGCACCTGTCGCAGGGCGTGCGCCGGGCGCACTGTGCCTACGTGCCCCGCTCACTCGTCGCTCCCGTCGCTCAGCAGCCAGCAGGCCCCCGCGAGCAGCAACACGGCCCCGGCCGCGCGACCCTCGGCGGCGCCAAGGGCGAAACACACCACGGCGGCGGCAATGGCGAGCACGCCGAAGAAAGCGGGAGCGCGCATCTACCTGCCCTCCCGCTCGCGCCGCTGCATCTCCTCGCGGATCACGTCGGCGTAGATCGCCACCCGCAGCCGGTGTTGTGCGTGGGCGGCCTCGTCGCGCAGGGAGTAGACGCCGCCGCGCTCGCTCTGGTCCATCGTGGACCAGCGCCGTGCGAGGTGTGCCGCGTCGGCCTCGGGCAGCCCTGTGGGCGGCTTGGCCAAGGGGTCGGGGCGATCGGCGTCGGCCATGACTCAGCCCCCCAGCGCGCTGGCGAGCGCATCGAGAGCAGCGTAGAGCTCGTTGCCCTCGTCATCCGCAGCCTCGTGTGTCGCGTCGGCGAGGCTGCGTGCGATAGACGCGACGGCCTCGTCAGACAGCACGCGGACCGCGCCGGGCAGCCGACGACAGAGGCGAGCCAGGGCAAGCGCCTCGCGGTCGCTGCTCTCGGCGAGGATCTTCTCGGCGACCCTCTCCAGGGCCACGGCTTCGTCGAGGAGGGGCGCGCTCACGCCGCGGCCCTGGTGGGGGTGTGCTCGGCGGCTTCGGCGACCGCGCGGGCTCGTGCGGTCTCGACGGCGGCGCGCACGGCGGCGGGGTCGGGGGCGTCGCCCTCGCCGAACGCGAGCCACGAAGCCGAGACACCGAGCGGCGCCGCAAGCTTTTCGAGGGTGTCGATGCGAGGCGAGGCAACGCTGCCGTGCTCGATCATCGTGGGGAGGGTCGAGGCCACGCCCGCCAGCCTCCCGAGTTCTTTGGCGCTCAGGCCGGGCGCCATGGCCCTGGCCTGAGTCAAACGCGCGCTGAGAGGGTTGACCATGACCAGCTATTTAGTCGTTGACCAACCAACAGTCAAGAGTTTGGTCGACGTGGTGGCGACTAATCTCCTGTCCGGCGGTGATAGGCTCCAGAGCGTGGAGACCGTTCAGGATCGGATTCGCTGGATTCTCAAGGCGCGCGGCTTCTCGCAGAGGGGTCTGGCCACTGCGGCCAAGCTCAAGTCGCCATCGCACATTGCGACCATCCTGGCGTCGCCGGGCGCCGGGGTCTCCCGCGCCACCACCGACGCCCTGGCCGACGCCGCCGATGTGCCTCGCGAGTGGCTTTGGTCAGGGACTGGCCCTGCCCCGAGCAAGGCATCCCCTTCGGCGTCTCGCGTGGTGCCGGACCCTTCCCCCCCTGCCGTGGTGATAGACGGGTCCCCCTTGGAGCGAGCGCTTGGCGAGGCATTCGATGCGCAGCGCCATGTCGTGCGTGACCTTGGGGCGGTGATGGCCGCCTTTGAGGACATGGCCCAGCTGCCCCACGATGAGCACGAGGTAGATCTCGTCGACGCGGCCCGCGCGTGGCTGGACGCTGCCGCCTCTCTGCGCCGTTCGCAGCAACCCGTTACCGCCCTCTCCCTCCTCTACCACCTCACCGCCCGCAAGAGCCCGCGACGTGAGGGCGACGCGACGGAGCGGCTCCAGGCCGAGCAGGAGCTTCGTGCCCAACAGGGCGACCTCGGCGAGTTCGGCGCGGGTATTCCGAAGCGTCGACAATGACAGGCAATGTCCTGCTCTGACGCTCTGATGGCCGAGAACAGGGGAGCTCTGTGCCAGGGGATAAACACGCCGGTTTTTGGCTGGAGCCTTACGATTCTTCTATGGCGAAGGGTCGGAAAACGGGGGCGAGCGAGATCAGTCGGCCGCAGCTCGGAGCGCCCCGAGAGCCCCACGAGATCCGTGGCGCAGCGCTCTCTGTCCTGCGATGGCTGGGGCTCGACACTCTCTCCGTCGCGCACCCGCTCGATCTCGCCTGGATGCTCGGCAGGCGCCCTGTGTCCTATGCCCCGAGAGGGTGCCAGGGGGTGCTGGTAGGGTCGACCGTGTACGTGGGGTCGACCGGCCCTGAGGCGAGGATCTTCGAGGTGCTGGCGCACGAGCTGGGGCACATTGTGGCGGACATCTTCGGGTGGCCCCGTCCCCACCGGGAAGAGGAGATCACCGCCCTGGCAGCGGCCCTATGGGTCACGCCCCGGGGGATTCGGCGCGCGGTCGACATGGTCGGGTACAGGCCCCGCGAGCTCGTGTGCCTCTTCGGCGCCGTGCCCGCCAGCGTCGTCTTGCAGCAGCTCGCGGTGGAGCGCGACGTGGTCGTGATCGCCCGGCTGCGGGGGCGCCGACGGGTCTACCACCCGCCACACGCGGTGGTGCCCGCCGAGGCAAGCCGGTGGGAGATAGACCACCTGCGCGCCGCCAAGTACGGCGCCCAAGAGCCCTTCCTGTTCGGGGGCGAGGTGGCCTCGTTCTCTGACCCGGCTGGCGGGGAAGGGCGCGCGATTGTTTGGCCTTTGGAGGGCGCCGACTAAAATCGACACCGGGCACCGACCAAAGACTTGACCACTCCGCGACCAACGACTAAGTAGTTGGTCACCCGCCGATCATCCCCGGCGGGCCGGAGTCCCGATGCCCACCGCCACCGTCCAGCACCGCATCACCCAGCTGCTCCTCAGCAGCGAGCACCACGCCGCCGCATACATCGTCGACCACGGCAGCCGCGCCGGGGCTGAGGCCATCGCCTCGGACCTCGTGCCCGTTGGCCGCACGGTCACCACCCACGACCGCGCCCTGGCGGAGATCGTGCGGGCCTGGGGCGCTGGCCACGATGCGCTGGTTGCCCACGCCCTCGCCGCCTGGGACCGCGCCGACTGCGCCGACTGCGCCCACCGCGTGATGCAGGGGCTCCCCGCGTGCCGTGACCACGGCGTTCAGGTGGCAGCGTGAACGCCCCCAACCTCCGCGTGATCCGCGTGGTGGAGTCCTGCGAGGCCGCGCACGCGCCGCGCCTGGACGAAGCGCTCCCCTGGGAGCTCGGCTACGAGCCGCCCGTCCCCGCCTGCGCGCACCCGTCCTGCCTCAGCGATGCGCTCCCCGGGCGCCCGATGTGTCTCACCCACTGGATCGCCACGCCCTCTGTCCTGCGGGGCCGCTGGGGGTACACGCTCGGCCAGCTGCACACCGCCGTGGTCTCGCGCCCCAACGCCGTTGGACGCTGGGCGCGGATGCTCGTCGAAGCTGAGGCCGCGCTGGTGGCGTCGCTCACCGAGGCGTCCCGATGACCCGCGCTGACCTCACCCGCGCCCTCGCGGCGCAGGAGCGCAGCTACACCGACGGCCCCGAGGGGGTCGACGAGGCCGACGAGGGCTGCGACCACTGCGGGTACGCGCTGTGCCAGTGCGACGACTCGGACGCCGACGCCGACGTGCCGCTGGTCGACGACGGCCCCGACGACTGCGACGACTGGGACGGTGCAGCGTGAGCGGGCGCCACGCCACCACGCGGCACGACGACGCGCCGCACTTGCCCGGTGAGCGCGTGCGGATGCAGCACGCCGTGATCCTGCCGCCCGCAGACTTCCAGGCGTGGCGCGATGCGGCTTTGGCAGGCGCGGAGGCTGGCGATCCCGTTGGACGCACCCGACGCCTCGACCTCGCCGACACGGGCTGCGACTGCGGCCTGACCGGCACCGGCATGAAGTGCTGCGACGGGTGCAGCGGGGGCGTCTCGTGAGCGGCGCGGCTCCCCAGTGGCGGGTGACGGGCGTCTACACGACCCGAGGCGTCACCCCCGTCAACGCCGACGCGCTCGCTCGCGAGTGGACCCCGGGCTCCGCGGCCGAGGCCTGGGCCACTGATGAGCTCGTCGCTCGCCTCACCCCGGCCCGGCGCTGGCCTGTCGACGTCCGGGTGACGGACGGCGAGGTGGTGATCCGCGCGACGCTGGCGCAGCTCGCCCCCGGCATCGTGCGCGTCCAGAGCATGCGGCGGGGTGACCTGTGACCCGCGCCCAACTCGACGCCCTGTGCGCGGCGTACGTAGACGCCGTGCGGCGCACGGCCGAGGCCCGCGTGCTCTACGCGCTGGCGTGGGGAGCAGTGTACCGCCTCGACCCCAACGGCTGCCCGCTCACGGCTTTGCGCGTGATGGAGCGGGCCCGGCTTCGGTCGGAGGACTTTGACGCGCAAAGCGCGGCTCTCTACGCGGCTGCCAACGCTTTCGACGCAGCCTGCGCCGCGGCGCGAGGTGGGCCGTGAGTGCCGCCCCCGCCACGGTCCCCTGCGACCGCTACCGGGCCACGCTGCGGGAGCCCGCGCGCGTCCTGCGCTTCCTCGGCCGCGAGGCCACGGACGCCGCCCCTGCGCTCGCTCCGCAGCCCGGCTGCCGCGGCTGCCCCCAGGGCGCGGCCCGGGCAGGCGCTTCGGCCCCTGCGCCCGTTGTCTCCGTCGGCCCCGTCCCGCCCTACCGGCCCGGCGGTCGCCCGCGGCACTACCACCCGGCGCGCGACGCCGCCGTCGCCTCCGTACGCGGCGGGATGTCCACCGCGGAGGCTGCGGCGCTGCACGGCGTCACCACCGCGTCTCTGGGCTGGTGGCTCGCCGCGGCGAAGGTCACCCCGCCGCCGCGCCGCACCAAGCGGCACGCCCAGCGCCCGGCCGCCATGGAGATGCTCGCCGCCGGCGCCGACCCCGTCGAGGTGGCCCGCGTCGCCGGGGTGGCCCTGCGCACCGTGCACAGGTGGATCGCTGACGCCCGCGCGTCGTCCGCAGCGGCGGCAGGAACCGCGTCCGCACCCCCCGCCGACGCCACGGTCCTGCCGCCACTGGGGCCTACGCCCTGCCATTCACACGCCCCTGACGGGGCAGGAGACCGCCGATGAATACGCCGCCGATCAAGACCAGCCGCACCGACCGCCGCCGCGCCCAGCGCTACATCGCCCGCAAGGCGGCCACCCGCCGCCACACCGACCAGCTCCGGGCCGACGCCGCCGGGGTCTCCCGCGCCGAGCTCGTCGCCCGCGAGGCCGCCGCGAAGGCGGGCAAGGCTGGGGCCGCGAAGCTCCGCGCCGACCTCGACGCCTCGCTTGCGCAGGGCGGGGTGGCCTCGTGAGCGACCCTACGCACCGTCCGCTCACCGAAGCCCAGCGCAACCACCTTGCCGCGCCGCTGCCCCGCGACGCCGTGCGCAAGCTGCCCGGCAAGTCCTCCGCGGACTACGTGTCCGGGCACTACATCATCTCCCGACTCATCGAGGTGTTCGGGCCCGACGGCTGGGCCGACGAGTACGAGGCCCCCGTGGTGCGCGAGGGTGATCGCCCCGTGATCCACGTCCGCGGCACCCTCACGGCTGCGGGCGTCACGCGGGGCGACATCGGCGTAGGCGTTGCCGCCAACAACAGCCCCGACGCCTTCGAGACCGCGATGAAGGGCGCGTACACCGACTGCCTCAAGCGCTGCGCCCGCAAGCTGGGGGACTCGTTCGGCCTGGCTCTCTACGAGAAGGTTGAGGGGGGCCGGGCCCGGTCTGGGGTGGGCGTCTCGACGACGGCCCTGGCCATGCTCGACGAGCTCGCGGACGCCACGGGCGTCGACGTCATCAACGCATGGGTAAAGGCGAACGCCCCTCACGTCGCGCGGCTCGACCCCGACGAGCAGGACATCGTGAAGGGCCGGGTGGCTGAGCGGCTCCGCGAGCTGACGACCGTCCCGGCCTTGGCCGCGGCTCCCGAACCCAGCCCCGTCGCCCGGCTGCCCGCCCCCCAGACCCCCGTGACGGAGCCGCCCGCCCTCGCGGCCTACCGGGCGCGCATCGGTGCGTGCGTCTCCATCCCCACGCTCGTTGCCGTGGCAATCGAGCTCGGCCCTAGCGTGCAGGCGCACCGCGAGGCCGCGTGGGGGATCCTCTGCGCCCGCGCCGCGGAGCTCGGCACCGACGACCCGACGCCTGCGATCAAGGCGGCCGTGGACACCTCTCGCGACCCCGCCCACTGGCGCGCCGTCGGGCAACTCCTCGGCGCCCTCGACGCGGCCCGCGACGCGGCCGGTGTCAAGGCTGCCCTCAGCGCCCACGGCGCCGCCGTCGCCGCGTTGCCGGAGGCCCTGCGCGCTACGTGCCGTCGGGCCGTGGACGACCGCCGCAGCGCCCTGGCTCGTACCGCAGCGCCCTCCACCGACGCCGCCGCGGCCCTCGAAGAGGATCTGAAGCGCGCGGAGGACATCCCCGCGTTGGAGGCGGTGGGCGAGCGCATCGAGAAGGCGTTCAAGGACTGCCACATCACGGGCGCCCAGGCCCAGGCCCTCGCGAAGCTGCACGACGATCGCTGCGCCGCGTTTGAGCGCGAGCCCGTTGCGGAGGCCGCGTGAACCTCAGCGCCTCCCGCCTCCCGCTCCTGGAGCGTTGCCCCGCTGCGGGCGCCCTGCCTGCGGTGTGGGCCGAGTCCACCGACGCCCAGCGCGCGGGGACCGGCCGCCACCGGTTTCTGCAGCAGACCGCCGAGCTCGGTGTTGACGCCGCCCTCGCCGCGATCCCCCCGGATGCCCCCTGGCGCGAGCAGTGCGAGGCCATCGCGGGTCACGTCGACGAGCTGCCCCAGGGCGACTACGAGCTCGCGTGGGCCTACGACCCCGCCGCCGACACGGCCCGGTGCCTGGGGCCCTGGCTCGACCGCGCCTACGACGCCCGCCCCGGCGAGGTGACCGGCACCGCCGACGTGGTGTGCCCGCCGACGGAGGGTCGCGAGCGCTGGCTGGTGGTGGACTTCAAGGGCACCGAGGCCGTGGACCCCGCGGGGCAAAACCTCCAGCTCGGGCTCTACGCCCTCTGCGTCGCCCGGCACCACGACTTGGACAGCCTCGACGTGGCCATCATCTACATCGAGCACGACGGCTCGCTCAGGTGGGACCGGGCGCACCTGGACGCGTTTGCCCTCGAAGCCATCGCCGCCCGCGTGCGGGCCGTGGTGGCCGCCGTAGCGCGCCTCGCCGCCCTCCCTGAGCCCGACGGGTACGCCACGGGGCTGCACTGCCGCCGCTGCCCTGCGCTGGCCCTGTGCCCGGCGCAGACACGGCTCCTGCTGGCGCTCCTCGCCGCCCCGCCCGCCCCCGAGGGGTTGGCACGGCTGTCCGACGAGGCCGCTGGGCGGATGTGGGCGGCGATGAAGGTGGCGACCGAGCAGCTTGAGCGCGCCAGCGCCGCGCTGCGGGCCCGGGCTGAGGTGCGGGGGTTGCCGTTGCCGGACGGGGGGCGCCTCGTGCCGACGGAGGTCACCCGCAGGGCGCTCGACCTGGCCAAGGCGTTGCCGGTGTTGCGCGCGCGCTTCGGCGCGCAGGCCGACGCCGAGGTGGAGCTGTCGCTCTCGGCCGAGGTGGTGGGCCGTCTTGCGCGGCAGATCGCGCCGGGCAAGGGACAGAAGAAGGCCGCGGAAGCGGTGTGGGATGAGCTCGTCGCCGCGGGGGCGGTGCGGGTGACCAGGCATGTGCAGCTCCGGGTCAAGGCCGGAGCGAAGGAAGAGGCTGCGTGATGCTGTTGTACAAGGTGAGCGATTTTCGACAGGTGGGAATGCCGGTGCGGGCCCTGGTGGCGACGCGTGAGGACGCGGCGGCTGTGGCCCGGGCGCTGGGGATGGGCGACGACGCCTACATCGAGGCGATCGATGCGAACGAGCCGGGCGTGGTCGACGCGCTGCACGGCTTCCTCGCCGGGCGTGCGCCGACGCCGCGGTGGTACCCGCTCGCCGCGACCACCACGGCGCCCGAGGCCGACGAAGACGAGGATGGCGAAGACGAAGAGACCGCCGCCGACCCCAACGCACCCGCCGAGGCCGCGTGATGGAGTTCGTCGCAAACCGCAAACGACTTCTGGCCAGCATCGACCTGGCCGAGGCCGTGGTTGATCCAAAGGCGGGACTCCCTGTCCTGTCGACGGTGCGTTTGGAGGCACGCGCCGCAGGCACCGTGGGACTCTACACCACCGACCTCGTGCGGTCGTACGAAGGGGATCTGTCCGTGGACGTGCGCCGTCCGGGCGGTGTCTGTGTCGACGTCAAGGCCCTGCGCGCCATGCTGGCAAACGCCACGTCCGAGATGGTCACCCTCGACACCACGGACGCGCTTCAGGTCCGCATCTCCATGGAGCGCGTCAAGGCCCGGCTGTACGGCCTCAAGCCCGACGATATGCCCACCGCGCCTGTCTTCGGCGGCCCGGCGGCGCAGGTCGACGCCCCCACGCTGTGGCGGGTCCTCGGACTCCTTCTGCCTGCGGTGTCCAGCGACCCGACCCGCCCGCACTTGAACGCGGTGCTCTTCGAGCCCGGAGCGGCGGCCGCAACAAATGGGCACGCAGCCAACGCCTTCGATGGGGCGGTGGGGGTGCCGCCGATGCTCCTGCCCGCAGCAGCAGCCAGGGCATGGCACACGGCCCTTAAAGGCGTTGAGGGCTCGGTCGTGGTGCGCACTGGCGGCAACGGTGCGCACGTCGCGCTGGAGACCCCCGCAGGGCGGTTCTCGTCGAAGACCGTAGACGCGCACTTCCCGAGCTGGCGCGCGATTGTACCGCGCGAATCGGGCTGGACCACCACCCTCGACGCTAAGGCCCTCCGGGCTGCCTGCGCTGGGATGCCTTGCGAGAAGATCAAGCTGATTCCCGGCAAGGACGAGGTCACTGTCGAGAGCGAGGATGTCGAAGGGGGGCGTTTTCGCGCCGCCACGGTGGCGTGGAGCATCGACCGGGGCGCGCCGGTGGTGATTGGGTTTTCTGCGGCGCTGCTCCAAGGGGCTTTGCGCACGGAGGGCAAGGTCACCCTGCATGGCACTGGCGAGCTCGATCCGCTGGTCGTGCGGCACTTGGATGAGGCGAGCTTCGTGGGCGTCGTCGCGCCGATGAGGGTGTGATGGCCCCCCTCGCCACCCAGCTCCTCTCCGCCCTGCGCGTCGCCCTCCGCGATGCGCCCACCGGCGCGACGCAGCTCCGCGTCGACAGCACCGCCGCGGGCCCCGTCGTCCTGCGGCTCGTGGCCCCCACGGGTGACCTGGTGGTCTGCACCGTGGCGCAGCGGGCCCCGGCGCCGCGCAAAGGCCAGCTCGCCTTGCCCTTCGGGGGAGCGCCCGCTGACACGGCCGCTCCCGCGCCGCTCCTGCCCTCGGCAACCGTTGCCGAGCCCGAGGTGCGGGTGTCCATCGCGGAGGCAAAATGGGACGCTCTCGACGACACCGCCCGTGGCCTACTCAGCGAGACCCACCGGGGCCACGAGATCGACTGGCAGGGCGCCGTGGGCTTCGTCACCGCCCTCGTGCCCGCCGACGCCCTGGCCGCCTTGCGCGGGGCCTGCGAGGGCTACGGGGTGACCCTGCACGAGGGCGCCCTGCCGCCCGAACCGCCTTCGGCAACCGTTGCCGAGCCCGCCGACGACCGCGGCGCGGACCTCGGCGAGGATGGCGACGAGTTTCCCGACGGCGAGCCCTACGCGACGCTGTCGGTACCGCGCAACCTCGTACGCCGCTACGCCGACGCGCTGGGCGACATCGCACTGTGGCAGGCCGATCCCGACGGCGACGACGGGACCTTGTTTCGCGTCGTATCCCGAGCGCAGTACGACGCGATCGGAGCCGCAACCGTGGCGATCCCCCAGCACCTGTGGGCGGCGGTGGTCGTGCAGGTGTTGGCGGTCGACGCGGTCGCTGCGGCGGTGGATGCAGCGACGCGGGAGGAGGCGCCCGCCCCCGAGACGAAGCCCGCGAAGAAGTCCAGGGCGTCAAAGAAGGCCGCGCCCGACGCCCCGCCCGCAGCGACGCTGTATCGCGACCAGCCTCACCCGATCGCCGACGCAGCACGCGCCGCGATTGCATCACGCGGCGACGTGATCGTTTCTGTGCTGCCTGACTCCACCACCAGCAGCCTCGCGCGGGGCGTTCGCGAGAGCGACGTGTCGTGGATCGCCCGGCGCGATTTCCGGCGCGAGGTGGAGCACATGGGTCACACCGGTACCGTCCACCGCATCTACCACGGGGACCGGTGCACCTGGGACAGCCGCGAGGGTGGGCAGCCATGAGCACCCTCACCGTCTCCAGCGCGGCCCGGCGCGCCAAGCTCTCCCAGCACCGCTTCGAGCGCATCCTCGACCGCTACGGCGTCGCGATCACCTGGCGCGGCCGGTGGCGTTGGGTGGCCTGGGCCGACGTCTCGGCAGCCCTCGCACGCGACGCTGCGGCCGAGACCGTGGTGCAGGCTGCGGCGCGCACGGGCGTACCCACGCACATCCTGTGGGAGGCCCTGCGCGCCGCAGGACACACCACCGTTGCGGGCCGGGCGTATCGGCTCCCGCCTGCGGCATACGACGCCGCGCTGAGGGGGTTGTGATGAACGACCTGGAACGCATTCAGGCTGAGCGGGCCGAAGCGCGCCGCGTGGCCGCCGCCGAACACCGCGCCGCCCTCGACGCAGCCGAGGCGGAGCGCGCCGCAGCGTGCAGCGTGGCATTCAACGCCGCCCTGGACGCCTACATGAGCGCCCGTGAGACCGCTGCATATCGCGCGGAGGCGGTCCGCGTCGAGGCCGATGCGCGCCTCGCCGAGGCCCAGCGCGCTGCGAACACCCGCTACTACGCGGCGTTTGGGGCACTCGCCGCAACGAGGTCGCCATGACCGCCGCGCCGAAAATCTGCCCCGGGTGCACCCGCCCCATGGGCTCTGACCACGACTGCACCGCGCGCCGTCGGCACGACCCGGTGCGGGTGACGCGCCTCCCGCAACCGTCGCCCGTCGCGGCGGCGTACGCGCGGGCCTGGGCCGACCACGACCCCGATGCCACCGTGGCGCACGACACGCTGCGGTCGGCCACGCGGGAGCTGGGCGATGCCGCCGATGCCCTCGTGCGGCGTCCCTCAGCCGAGGCCTCGCTGAGGTTGCAGCGCGCCGAAGAGGGCGTACTGCGCGCGACTGATGGGCTGCGGCGGGCGACGGGGGTGGGACCGTGAAGCGTACTCCTCTCTCGACGGCCAGCATTCCCATGCTGTCGGGCGTCTTCCTGTGCCCCTTCGACCCCACCCCCGAGAGCGTTGCGGTGGTGACGTGGCCCGATGTCGCGTGGGGGCTGTCGAACGCCCATCGCTTTGGCGGTCAGAGCCCGGTCCCCATCTCGGTCGGGGCCCACACCCTCTGCGTACTCGGGGCAGCTCGGCGCCTTGCGCGACCCGACGCTGTGACTCTGGGCGCATCCCCGGAGGCCGCCGCCCTCGACCGCGAGATGGCCATCGCGGCCCTCCTGCACGACGCGTCGGAGGCGATTCTCGGCGACATTCCGACGCCCTTCAAGCGCCACCCTGCGTACGCCGCGGTGGCCGCCGTCGAGAGCGCACTGCAAGAGGCACTCAACGTGCGCTTCGGTGCGCACCCGAGAGCCCACCGTCACCACATCATCAAAGAGGCCGACACCTTCGCGCTCGCCGTCGAGGCATGGCTTGGCCACGGGGCCGACGTGCGCGACTGGGGGTACACTGTGTCTGAGCGGTGGCACGCGCTGCGAGACCTGTCGGCGGTGCTCCAGACGGAGCACGGCTGGCGCCGCGATCTTGGCGGTTACTACTCGACCCCTGTTGACACCTTCCGGGCCCTCTTGTCCGCGGGCGACGGATGGGGCCTGTGCACTACCGCCGAGGCGTTGGCGGCGCTGGGGCGCGTCGAGGGCGCAGAACGCAGACTGACTCCGGCCCCGTGGTGGTCGAAGGGCGGCGCACCATGACCGCCTCCGTCTTCGTGTTCAAGGCACGCGGCGCCGTCAGGCCCAAGCGAACGCGGTTGCCCGCGGACCTGTCCGACATCCTGAGCCACCCCGACCCGGGCGTGCGCGCGACCGGTCACGCCATGCTGTACGCCGCACGGCTGTACGGCCCGGCTCTCCGCGCTGCGGCCGCTGCCGACGCTGTGTCGGGCATCCCACTGCTCGGCACGCCGACGCGGTGGGGGCTCGTGCACGAGCTGTCCGGCACCGACGACCCCGCCGGGGTAGTGCTGGCGCCCTGCCGATGGCGCGCGTCGCGAGACTCGCACTGCCGTTGCTGGCGCTGCACGGTGCAGGACATCGAGGTGCTGTTGGCCCGCGCCATCATCGCTCCCTGCCCCGCGAAAGGGACCGGCCAGTGCTACTGGTGTGACAGCGCGGGCAACAAGGACTGCTACGCCGACGGCATCGCGCTCGCGGCGCAGAAGCTCGCCGACCACGCGCTGCGCGGTGCGCAGGTGTTGCGGCTGTTCAAGGACGCGCCATGACCGCCCTCCTCCTTGCTCTCGTCGTCGCCTCCATCCTCGTGTGGACGCTCTCCGTGCTGCTCCTCCGCGAGACCCGCCGCACCGCGCGGCTCACCCGCGAGCGCGACGACGCAGAGGGCTGCGCCGCCGAGCTGGCGGACCTCGCACCCGAGGCGGCCCGTGCGCTGTATGTCCGCGCGGAGCTGTCCCGCGCCATGAGGGGACCATGACCGGCCAGCTCAGCCTCTTCGGCGGCGCCGCGCCTCCCGCCACCGCCCGCCCCATCTACGCGACCCCGCAGCCGTGCGGGTGCTGCCCTGCGGTGGGCCTGATCTACGGTCGGTCGTACACCGACGGTGTCCCGGTCGACCACTGCGCCGCGTGCACGGCGGCGGAGGTGCGGCGCCTGCGGGCTGCGGGCGCGTGGGTGTCGGACTCGTACGGGTGGGTGGTGTGATGGGCGCCCCTGCGACCCCGTCCAGCCTGTGGCGCGTTGTCGCCCGGCTGGGCCGCGACTACGAGCAGCTCCCCCATCACCCGGTGGTGGTCGGCGCTCCTGAGCTCCCTGGCTCTGGTGCCGCGGCCGCCGCGTGGGCCTGGGCACAGCGCCCTCTGCCACGGCGGGTGCACCTGCGGATGGCCAGCCGCGATGGCCGGGAAGAGACCGTGCGGCTGGTGCTGGACGCCGACGGCAACGCCTACACGTCGACGGTGGTGGCGTGATGTCGCAGCAGTACTCCAACGACACCCGCGAGCCGTCGCAGCTGGCCAACAACGACGCCCCGTCGCCCATCGCTCGAGCAGACGCCCGCGAGGTGTCGCCCGGTGATGGTCGCGACACCCGGGTCTGCCTGTGGTGCAACACCCCCGTCGGCCCCCGTGCCCGGTACTGCGGCCAGACCCACCGCCAGACCGCGTGGCGCTCGCGCCGGGAGCTGTCGCTGGTAGCAGCTCTCGACGGCCCGCGGCGCGTGGCCTACGCGGACCCGCCCTACCCGGGGCTCGCCGAGAAGTACTACAAGGGACAGCCCGGCATCGTCGAGGAGGTCGACCACGCTGACCTGATCGCCCGCCTCGTCGCAGACTACGACGGATGGGCCCTGTCGACCTCGGCCCGTGCCCTGCGCGACATCCTCCCTCTCTGTCCACCCGAGGCCCGGGTGTGTGCGTGGGTCAAGCCGGGCGGGGTGCCCCCGAGTACCCGCGGCCCCCACAACGTCTGGGAGGCCGTCATCGTCATGCCTGCGCGACGCGAGCGCCCGGGAGTGCGAGACGCGTCGTCAGAGGACTCCGGCGACGACCCGGAGACCTTGGTCTGCCACCCGGCCCGAGGCGGGGGCGACCTTCCCGGCCGCAAGCCCCTGGCTTTCTGCAGGTGGCTCTTCCAGCTCCTCGGCCTCCGGGCCGGTGACGAGCTCGTGGACCTCTACCCCGGCACCGGCATCGTGGGCCGGGCTTGGGCTGAGGTGTCGCGGGCGGCCGGGGGCGACGGGGTGTCGTCGCGGTACCGGGACGACGTGTCGCAGCAGTACTTGAACGACGGAGGTAAGTGATGGGTGACGCAGCACACGACCTGGGCACCGCCATCCTTCGCGCCCTCCGCGAAGAGGCTCCTGCCAACGCCGACCGCCCCGCATGGGTGACGCTCTCTTCCGAGGCCGCGCGTCGCGGGATGAGCACGAGCGCCATGCGGGCGTGGTGTTATCGGCGAAAGGTGGTGATCCGCGAGGGGAGCCACAAAGACGCCTGGGTATCCCCCGCCGAGGTTGACCGCGCGATTGAGGGCCTTCCTCTCGCGAAGCGGCCGACCACCGACATCGACGACATCGACAAGGCCATTGACGCCCAGGCCCACAAGTAGGCCATGGGCCGCCGATGCACAGGCAGCGCCGTACAGCGGCGCGGGGTCTGGTACGCCCGCGTCTCGCTGCACCGCGACCCGCCCAAGTGGGGGCGCCCGCCGAGGTACGAAGACCGGGTGGCGCGCCTCGATGGCAAGCCCATCACCGAGGCTTACGCCCGCTCGTACGCCGCGCGCCTTCAGTCCCGGTACGACGACGGGACCTGGACGCCCGGGGGACGTGCAGACGAACCCCAAGCCCCAAAGACAGCCCCTGCCCCTGTCACCGTCAACGCCTGGGTCGACGCCTGGCTCTCGCGCCAGCGGTACCCCGAGGCCCCCAAGGACCGGGCCCGCGTCAAGGCATGGCTGCCCCGCACGGCCCTGGCCACCCTCGCCGTCGCCGAGGTCACCCCGAAGGCCATTGCGGCGTGGCTTGGCGCCCTGCGGGACCTGCCCTCCCCGCGCACACGCAAACCCCCTGCCCCGCGCACGGTGCGCAACGTCGCCGACCCGGTAGCGAGAGCGCTCCGCGCCGCGGTCTTCGAGGGCATGCTTGGGGCGGATCCTTTCGCGGTGCTCCCCTCTGACGTTCGCCCATCCTCGGCCGACGTGGACCCCGCGGCCCGCTCTCGCCGACGTCTCACCCGCACCGAGGTCGAGACGATCTTGTCTGACCCCGCAACCCCCGACGATCGGGCGACGCTGTACGCCATCCTCCTGTTGACGGGGGCACGCCTGGGTGAGGCTGTGGCCCTGCGCTGGCAGGACGTGCAGGACGATAGGCCCCTCCGCCGGGTCGTCATCGCAGAGCAGTGGCACCAGCGCCTCAAGACGCGCGCCCCCACCAAGACGCGTGCGGTGCGAGAGGTTCCCTGTCATCCCCTCCTGGCCCGGGCGCTCGACTGGTGGCGGGGCCGGTGGGTGGAGTGGTACGGCCGGGAGCCCACCGAGGCCGACATGATCGTGCCAGCCCGCGCCCACCGGGGACAGGCCAGCGTGGGTGGGGCCCGTCGGCAGGCCAGCGTGTACACCGCGTGGCAGAGCGACCTTGCCGGCGCTGCCATCGCCCCCCACCGGGTGCACGACGCAAGGGCTACCTTTATCTCGCTTTGCTCCGACGCAGGTCTCGCGGGTGATGTTGCCGAGCGGTGGACCCACGTCCCGGCGGGCCGCTCCGCCCGCCACGTCTACCTCACGCCGAGTTGGGACCGGCAGTGCGCCGAGATGCAGCGCCTAACCCTCGTCCTATGCGGTCGCGGATTTGGGTGA